GACCATCCCGCACGCCCGGACGACGTCAATGTCGCCGATGTCCTCGATCGACACCTCGCCCAGGTTCTTCGAGCTCTGCGCGCTCGAGATCCGCTCTTTCACAGTCATGCCTGCGCCCTTTCCAAGTGCCTGAAAAATTCCTCTTGCTCGGCCTCCTTCTCACCCAACCGCTGCAAGATCCGCTCGTCCACTACCCCGTTGGCCGCCACGATCCGGTACACCCGCACCGTCTCCCGCTGCCCGCTTCTGACAATCCGCTTGTTGGCCTGGTCGTACAGCTCGAACGACGCAGGCAAGGCAAACCACACGATCGCCGAGTACCAGTCCTGCAGCCCGTCGATGCCGTGCCCTGCGGAAGCCGGGTGCAGCAGCGCCACCGGCGCCTGCCCCGCCTGGGCCAAGGCCAGGCCCTCCTCTGTCGTAATGTCCACCGCCCCCGGTATCCGGGAAAGCAGGCGGTCCCGGTCGTGCGTGTACCAGTACGCCACCATCACCGGCCCGTCGACCTCTTCCAGAATCTCTTCGAGCTCCTCGAGCTTCTCGTCGTGCAGCTCCACCACCGACCCGTAGTCGTCGAAGACCGCCCCCTGGCACATCTGGTGCAGCTTCCCCGATACCGTGCCCGCGCTCGGTGCCGTGAGCTCCAGCTCGTCCAGGTCCAGCACCTGATTCGCCTGTAAGTCCAGGCAGGCCTGCTCCACAGAAGCAGGCAGCCCCACGTACCGGTCAACCACCACCGATTCCAACCCAAGGTCTGGCGACACCGCGAAGTACAGGTCGGCCACCCGGGAATACAGCGCCGCCTCCATCCCGGCTCGCAGCTTCCAGCTGTAGACCTGCCCGGTGTGCCGGTTGCTCTTCGCCGGCTCCAGGTAACCCGCTCGGAAGCCCCCTAGCGTCCGCCCCAGCCTCGCGCCCTGGTCCAACAGAAAAACCGGCGCATACAGCTCGTGCGCTGTCCCAGGTCTGGGGGAACCGCTCATCAACAGAATCCGGGCCTGGGTCTTCGCGCTGATCGCGTTCATGGCCTTCCACGTCACGCTGCCGCGGCGGCCGCCGTTCCTTAGCCGGCTCGCCTCATCGAACACCACGAGGTCAAACGGCCAGTCGGCCAGGCGTATCTCCTTCACCAGCTCCGGGAAGAACTCAAAGCTACAAACCAAGACCTCCGTATCGGCCGCCAGTGCCTCTCGTCTCTCCTCCCTGGGGCCCAGGTATAGGGAAAACCTCAGAAGCCCGCCAAAAGCCCATTTCCTAGCTTCCCTGGGCCACTGCGCCACCACCCGCTTCGGCGCCACCACCAGAACCCGCCTCGCCTCGAAGGAATCGAAAAGCAGCTCGCCCATGTACGCCAATGCGACAGCCGTCTTTCCTGCTCCTGCCTTTGCTGCCAGGTAGCCCCTTGGTGTACGCCTGCAGAAGTCCAGCGCCTGCGCCTGGTAGGGCCGGAAGTCGGCGAGCCCCTTCAACGCAAGACCTCCTCGATCTGCTCCTTGCTGTCGACCACCCGCACCTCAAAGCCAAGTGCCTTGATCCAATTCGCCACCCGGTTCTGCAGCGGCCTGGTCTTCTGGTTCTTGTCCTTGACCTCCACCAGCTTCACGTACTGGTTCACGATCGCCCGGTGCTCCGGCGGTACCGGCATCAGCACCAACCTATCCATGACCCCGGCAGTGCCCGGGCTGATCCACTTAAACGCCCTGCCCCCTCGGTCCTCCACCCGACGGACCAAATGCTTCTCGACCAGGGCCTCGCTCATGCGTCACCCCCGACCAGTGCAATACCCCAGGGCAATACCCTCGACAGGGTAATAGGGTGATCAGGGCATTGAACTTCTATACCTATAACTGGGTAAAGGGGTATATGTATTCTTCCCCTCTTCTTCTCTTCTTCTCTTCTACCCATCATTTTCCTCTTAATGTATTAGCAATCTATTACCCTCTATTACCCTATGGTTCTTTAGGAAGAGGAATCAAGGACTTATCTCAGGGCAATAGGTCAGGGTAATACAACCCCTCCCTTTGCCCTTTACCCTAGAAAATCTTCAAAATCCCCTGGCACAGCGAGCAGCACCTTCCCATTGCTCTTTCTTCTCTGCCCGCCGTTCAATTTTCGTAATGCCCTGCCCGCCGTGATCGTCGCTGCCCGCGAAGGGTCTTTCACCCCTACCCGGACCAGCGCCTCGGTCGCCGTCACCCATTCCCAACTCGCCACCTCCGGGCCCCACCCGAACCCACTCGCAAGTCGCTCCTCCACCGGGTCGACCACCGTGAAGTCCTCGTTGTGTGCGTTCAGCTCGCCGACCTCTTCCTTCGACAGGAACCACCGCTCCCCGGCCCGCCACAGGTGCAGCACCTCGGCCCACAGCTGCTGCATGTCGACCTCGTGGTCCAAGGCAAAGCCCTCGACCAGGATCGACCAGAAGCGGCGGTTCCCCGTCGGGTCGTGCAGGTAAACCTCGTCATTAACGCTGGCACCAAACGCCGTCCGGCGCCCAAACTGGGATTCCGTGGCCGCGTAGGGGCGGCGGATCTTGTCCATGGGCTGGGTGATGAATGACTTCAGCGCGCTGATGTCTGACTTCCGCATCGTCGCGTCGACCTCGCCCAGCTCCACGATCCAATGCGACACGCCCACAAAGATCGAGTCCTTGGACTTCAGGTCCAGGGTCAGGCCGGTGAAGATCGCATCGAGCTCGGCCGGCGCCAGCCGCTGGAACCAGGTCGTCTTTCCGATGTTCTGCGGACCGACGAAGGTCAATATCCCCTGGTTCGCGATGCCATCGGGCGAAGCGGCCGCGGCCACGCACTGGATGAGCCACTTCCTGATCAATCGGTCCTTCATCGGCGACTCAGACCGCACCGTGTCGCAGAAGGCGGCCAACCGCGACACGCCGTCCCACTTCTTCGACTCGATCCAGGTCAGCACCGGGTTGTACTGATTCTCATCGGCGATCGTGATGAGGTACTGCGCCACGTGCTTGGTAGGCATGCGCACGATCTCGCACTCGCTGTAGACGTGCGCGATGGCGGCGTTGTCCCGGTTGTCCCTGGTAAACGCTGCGCCGGGGATGAGGATCTCGATCGACTTCTTGATGACGTTGTATCGGACCGTGTACCCAAGCCTGGCCAGAAGGATGCGCAGGTTCTCAAGAGTGCACAGCGGGTTGCCGTCCTCGTTCACGTGTGGCCAGTCCGAACGCACCCTGGGGCGGCACCAGCCGCGCACCGTGCCGATGGGCATGGATATGCCGAGCTCCTTGGCCCGCCCCTGGATGGCCGCGGCGATGGTCTCGCGGTCAATGTCAGAAAGGTCGGCGTTGTGTGCCACCTTGGCCGCCACCTGCTCCTGCAGGTCCTGCGGCCGCATGGTCAGCTCTATCTCAAAAATGAGATCGTCGACCGCGTCCTGGCGCTCCTTTTGTACGGCCAGTTGCCGTACAGGCTTGGTCTGCTTGATCAGGCTGGCCAGCGTGACGACGTGCTGGCTGCCACGGTTCGTCTTGAAAGACCGCCAACGGTCAAAGCCATAGTCCCGGCCGCCGTACTTGGGCGAGTCCTGGAACATCTCGTCCCACAGCTCGAACCCCTCATCGGCTCCGCCGAACTGGTGATGCAAGGCCTGGCCGACGCGTATCCAATCGTCGTACTCCATGCCCAGGTCCAGGTGCGGGGCAATGTCTGCCCTGATCCGGTCTGCGTCCCAGTCCTCAAGCGGCGGGCGGTAGTTCTCAAACGCATCGCCGGAGACCGTCACCGTGGCTGCGCTACCGGTAGTCTGTTGGCGCACCGACCAGCCTTCGGGCAGATACTCCGCGATCGCCTCGACGAACCCGGTCACCCCGCCCAGCGTCAGATCGGTGAGCTCCCACACGTCGACCTCACCCGGCCCGTCATTGCCTGGCCACCGGTACTCGAACCCGTCCGGGTGCTCGCCATAGATGACGTACTGCTGCCCGTCGCCGAGAAACTCCACGGCGTAGTCCTTCCCGTCGGCGCCCTTCGTGCTCCCGTCGGGCGCCTGCAGGAAGACCTTGACCTTGGTAAAGGGCTCGTCGGTGCGGTACATCAGCAGGCGCTTCGGTGCGCTGCCGTACCTGATCGGGGCTGGCCCGAGCACGCGCAGAACGGCGGCCTCGAGCGCGTCTGCGCAGGCCTTGTCCGACACGTCAATGTCGACCCCGGGGAAGCGCCGGGCGAGCATGCCAATCGACCCGCGGGCGTAGCCGTTGCGGGCGAACTGCTCAATCTGCTGGTCAGTAAAGCCGTGCTGCCAATCCTTGACGATCGGGCGCTTGGTCTTCTCCTTGATTGGGATGACTTCCCATCCGGCCCGGTGCAACGATGGGCCATCGGCGCCGAATCGTTTCATTTCAAAGCTCACATAAGTTCCCTTCTTCACTCCCTGGAAAAAAGACGGGCGGCGGCAGGGAGGGAATTACCGCCTTGTCGGCCAGGTAGCTAGCCCGGCCCGAGCCCTTAAACAGCAACAGCAACAACTATTTCTTGCGCGCCGCCGCGGCGTTATCCACCAGGTTGGGATAGGGGCGGCCGGCCTCCTTCGCCCTGCGCTTGGCCGCGAGCTTCTGCGCCGCGGTCAACTTCTTGGGCTTGTCTTTGGGGTTCTCTTTGTCCCAGAACGGCTTGTCTTTCACGGTTTCTCCTTTCAGTTGATGCTGCGGGGGGTGGGCAGGCTCTGCATCAGAGCCAGGTGTTCCATCTGCTGACGCATGGCCACGAGATCGTTATCGCCGCGGAGCACTACCCGTAGTCCCAGGCCCTCGATCGGCACGGCGACGTCTTCACCGCGGAGAATCAGATTCAGCACGGCGGCGTTCAGGGTCAGGTGGACCTCATCCACCCTGGCCTCGGATGACGGACCACTCCACGTCCGGGCGCATCTGCTCGGCCCGCACGGGCGCGCCCATCTGCTTCGCGATGCGCTCGAGCTGAGGCACACGGTCGACGGGAATCCGATCGGCGCGAATCCAAAGGCTCACCGCCTGGCCACGAATACCCAACTGCCGGCCAATGCTGGCCGGGCCCCCTAGCGTTTTGATGATTTCGGCTGTAGTCATAGCCGCGAATGATAGCGTGGCTAACTCTCGTCCGCCAGCGCTTGCCGTTCGTCAGCTGCGACCGGCCGAATACCGCGAAGGTGGTAGGCATCAACGTACGTACGTAGACACTGGCGAACAGAGCCGGCGGTCCGGCTTTGCCACATCCAATCAGTGGCTTAGAACAATCGTTTTACGTGAGGACCGATTTAGGGTTACCCCCAAATGCACCACTCTGCGCTTGCTCTTTACCCAGTCCCGCTGCACACTCCGCCGCTCTACACAAGCGGGGCTATCATGTCCGAGCTTTGGCAAAGACTGCGCCAGGCGCGCAAGTTCGCCGACCTAACCCAGGCAGACCTGGCCAAGCACTGCGGCGTGACCCGCGGCGCGGTGGCCCTGTGGGAGGCGGCCGAGGCCGAGCACCGGACCAAGCCCACGACCGATCACCTGATCACCATCAGCAAGATGACGGGCGCCCCGCTCGAGTGGCTGTTGAACGACGCCGCCGACGTCAACGCGCTGTGGAAACTGACGGGCGAGTTCGGCGGGGTCACTACCGGTAGCGGCCCGCCCCCGGCGCCAGAGCCGGACGTCTTGCCGGACCTGCGCCAGGGCAATCACCTGTTCCTGTTCGCGCAAACCCCTGGCCAGATCGCGGCCAAGCTGGCGCAGCTCGCAGCCGAGCAGAACGGGACCAAGGCGCACCTGGTCCTGGTCGGCACGAAGGCCTCGGTCATATCGGCCGAAACGCCAGCCGACGCGCTTGCCGCCGTAGTTAAGGTCCTTACCCAACCCTGACCGTTGGTGTACGCAGGTGCGTGGTATTTGCACGCCCGAAAAGGATAGTGCTACTATCCCCGGCAGTAAGCAGACCTAACCCGCATCCAAGAAAGGAACCTCATGCAGGACAAAAACAAAAGCCCGGCTAGACCGCGGCTCGACGACCCGGACTTCAAGTACGTCCCGGCCAAAGAGACGGACCTCAGGGTCACGTTCCAAAGAATCCGCGCAGAGCAGCAGCAACAGCTCGAGCTTCCGCTGGATTACCCACCCATACAACAACCCCAGGAATAACCAGGAGAGATGGCAATGATTCAAGTAACCCTAACCCCCAAGACCCCGTCGCAGCTGGCCCAGCTGATCCGCCTGCTGGAGCAGTTCAACAGCGAGGTGACGGTCGCGTCCACCGGCGAGCCGGTCGAAGTGAAAGTCGAGGCGCCGGCCGAACCAAAAAAGGCAAAGGCCCCAAAGGCCGCCCCTGCCACTACCGACAGCTCGCCGAGCTCGGAGTCCGCGTCGGCGCCTGCACCTTCCGAGACTTCTGCCGCTGCGAAAGGTTCGGCCCCTGACGTAACCCTGGAAGAGGTCCGCGCCAAGCTGGCCAGCCTCAGCCAGGGCGGCAAGGGCAAGGAAGTCAAGGCGCTGCTGTCCGGCTACGGCGCGGCCAAGCTCACCGACGTTCCGGCGGACAAGTACGCCGAGCTCTTGAAGAACGCGGAGCAGCTATGACCACAGTAACTATCACCATCAAGGACGCCGGCGAGTCGGTCGAACTCGAGGGCCACCTTGACGACCCATCGGCGCTGGGCGACGCGCCAACCGCGGCTCTGATCATCGGCAGCTACCTGGCTGCCAACGCCGAACACGTGTGCAAGGACGCGCTGCGGTGGTTCAAAGACCAATCGACGAAGGGAACCCAACAATGAAACACACCGGCTTCTTAGACGTCGGCCTGCTGCTGATCGCGGTGGTCCTGTCTTTCGTAGGTATGGCGGCAGTGGTCGGCGCGTTCGCCGGCCTGGCATGGAGGGTCGCGCAATGGATCATCTAAACGACTACATCACCGCGCAGCGGCACGCCAATGGCAACTACTGGCTGGGCGTGATCATGGGCGTGACTTTCACCGCCCTGGTGGCCATGGCCCTAAGCAAGCTCACGGCCGAGCCTGGTCAGCCCTACATCGCGCAGGACGTGATCGACGCCTACCGGCAGGGTGGTGACGACAGCCTGAAGACCAACCCGCCGAGCGCGGCATTGGAGATGACATGCCTGGAACTGTGGGCCAACAAGCAGCCCCGCTAACCGACGAGCAGCGGCGCCTGGCCCAGCTCTGGCATTCGCTGGGGCTACTCGACAGGCCCGACGTTTGGCCTTTCACCAAGGCCAAGCCACCTCGCCGAAAGACCAAACCAGTGGACCTGTCTAGGTTCGGAAAGGCCGTTGTATGACCAAGGTAATACCCATCCGCGCTCACGCCAAGCTGTCCGCGAGCGGCTCTGAGAAGTGGATGACCTGCACCCCCAGCGCCAAGGCTGAGGAGCAGTTCGAAGACGAGCAAAGCCCCTATGCAGCTGAAGGAACCTACGCGCACACGGTCTTCGAGAACGAGATCCGCTACGCCGCCGGGTTCATCAGCAAGGACGACTACACCGAGAACTGGCGCGTGCTGCGCCGGAACATGCTGTGGTCCCAGGAGCTACAGGACTACGTCGCCGCAGCGGCAGCGGTTGCGGTCGAACGTATTGACGCGGCGCGTGCACAGTGCAAGGACCCGATCATCCTGGTCGAGCAGCGGCTGGACTTCAGCCCCTGGGTGCCTGAAGGGTTCGGTACGGGCGACCTGGTCATCGTCACCGACGACCTGATCGAGGTGCTCGATCTGAAGTACGGCAAGGGCGTGCCGGTCAGCGCGCAGGACAACAGCCAGATGCGGCTCTATGGGCTGGGCGCTTACAACGAGCTGGCCCACCTGTATCCGGCCAAGACGGTGCGCATGACGGTGCTGCAGCCCCGGCTCAACAACTATGACTCCGAGGCCATATCGGTAGACGAGCTGCTGGACTGGGCGGTCAGCCAGGTCGTGCCCCGTGCGCAGCTGGCATGGGATGGCAAGGGTGAGTTCGTCGCCGGGGACCATTGCACGAGCTGCTTCTGCAAGGCCAGGTTCACCTGCGCCGCACGCGGGACCTACGCAATGGCGCTGGCCAAGGCCGATTTCGCCCTGGTCGAACCCGAGCGCTTGACGCAGGAGCAGATCCTGCAGGTTCTGGACCGCGGGGACGCGGTGGCCAAGTGGATCGGCGAGGTCCAGGCCTACGCGCTCAAGCAGGCCGAGGAGCATGGCCAGACCTGGCCTGGGTTCAAGCTCGTCGAGGGCCGCGCCAACCGCAAGTACAGCGACCACGACGCGGTGGCCGCCAAGCTCGTCGAGTCGGGCATCGAAGAGGCGGTGATCTACGAGCGCAGCCTGCGCGGGATCACGGCCATGGAGACCCTGCTCGGCAAAAAGAAGTTCGCCCAGCTGCTTGATGGTCTGATCGTCAAGCCGACGGGCAAACCCACCCTGGTCAAAGAGTCGGACAAGAGACCAGCGCTTAGCTCTGTGGCGTCCGCTGCAGAAGACTTCAAGTAAACCAGCTCACAAGGAAAGGAAACCACATGAGCACAAAACCATCAGCTACAAAAGTAGTAACCGGCAAGGCCCGGCTGTCTTACGTCAACGTCTTCCAGCCCCGTGCCCAGGAAGAAGGAAAAGACCCCAAGTATTCGGTCTGCATCCTGATCCCGAAGTCGGACACGGCAACGGTCGACAAGGTCAAGGCTGCCATCGAGGCGGCCAAGCAGGCAGGCATCAGCGTGTGGGGCGGCAAGATTCCCCCGGGCCTGAAGGTGCCACTGCGTGACGGCGACACCGAGCGCGACGCGCCCGAGTACAAGGGCCACTGGTTCATCAACGCCAGCAGCAAGCAGAAACCCGGCGTGGTGGACGCGCAGGTCAACCCCATCCTGGACCAAGGAGAGATCTACAGCGGCGTGTATGGCCGCGTGTCGGTCAACTTCTACCCGTACAACCAGGCCGGCAATCGCGGCATTGCCGCGGGTCTGAACAACGTGCAGAAGGTTGCAGACGGCGAGCCGCTGTCCGGCCGCGCACGTGCCGAGGATGACTTCTCTGCAGTTGATGACGACTTCTTGTCGTAGAAAGGTTCTGCCATGTACGACCAAACAATCACGCAGCCAACGGGCGGCAAGTTTTCGGGGGAAGGTATATCGATTCAGATCCCAGACTTTCAAACCGCAAAGCGCATTCGCAAGTCCCGCCAGGGGCTGGACCAGAACCGGCGATACAAGCTCTGGAAATTCATCGAGGACAACGCCGAGAAATACCGGGCCACGCCGCACTCCATCCTGGCCACCATTGCCACCGAAACGCTCGGGTTTACGGTGGTCGTCAGCTCGATTGTCGACGCGCGCAAGGGCACCGGCGTGCCTTGGGATAACGCCAGGCTGACGAAGAAGCACCGCGGCACGGCGCTGGGCCGCGACCGTAACCGCTACTTGGCGAAGGCAATCCTCGAGATCTGCGACACGCTTTCAATCCGTCTGTCAGGTTCTCTTGCACAGAAGGTTGACGCGATCGCGCATGCCGAGGCGATCGTTGAATTCGGGGAGAAGCAATGACGCAACCACCCATCCTGAACATCAAGATGGTGCCGGCCGGTGTTGATCTGGTCATCGGGGCGCTGCGCAAGCTGCCCCATGAGCAGGTCGACGACCTGGTGCAGGAGATCTGGGCGCAGTACAAGACCCAGATGAATGCCTTGGCCGAAGCCGCCTTGGCTGCTGCGCCCAAGCCCGTCGAGGAGAAAGGCGACGGCGAGTGACGGTCCTTCGAATCGACATCGAGACCTACAGCAGTGTGGACCTCAAGAAGGCGGGCATGCACCGCTACGTGGAGTCGTCCGACTTCGAGGTCCTCTTGTTTGGCTATGCGTTTGACGAGGAGCCGGTCCAGGTTGTCGACCTGGCGCAGCGCGAAGCTCTGCCCGATCGGGTGCAGCGGGCGATGTGGGACCCGGCCGTCAAGAAGACTGCCTACAACGCGGCCTTCGAGACCACCTGCCTGAGCCGGCACTTCCGCCGGCCCATGGCCCTCGAGCAGTGGGAGTGCACCAGCGTGCACGCCCTGTACCTGGGACTGCCCGGCAACCTGGCTGACGTTGGCCGGGTTGTTGGGTTGTCGGCAGACCAGCAGAAGAAGAACACCGGCTGGGCGCTGATCCGCTACTTCTGCCTGCCCTGCAAACCGACGAAGAGCAACGGCGGCCGCACGCGCAACAAGCCGCATCACGACCCGCAGAAGTGGGAGATGTTTAAGGACTACTGCGCAGGCGACGTCGTGGCTGAGCGGGAGATTGCCCGCAAGATTGACAAGTTCCCGGTGCCCGCCAAGGAATGGCGACTCTGGTATCTGGACCAGCGAATGATGAACAAGGGGGTCTTAGTCGATCGCGTTCTCGTGGAGTCCGCAATCGAGTGCGACACCGTTGTGCGGGACCGCCTCACCCAGGAGGCCATGGACCTCACAGGCCTGTCCAATCCCAACAGCCGGGCGCAGCTTTTGGCCTGGCTGCAGGAGGAAGAAGACGAGGAGATCGCCGACCTCACCAAAAAGACTGTGCCCCTGCTGCTGCAAGCAACCGACAGCAACGTCGTTCGCCGGGTGCTCGAGCTGCGCCAGGAGCTGGCCAAGACCAGCGTGTCGAAGTACCACGCCATGTCCCGGGTCATGGGCGGCGACGACTGCGTGCGCGGGCTCACCCAGTTCTACGGCGCCAACCGCACCGGCCGCTGGGCCGGGCGCCTGGTCCAGGTTCAGAACCTACCGCAGAACAAGTTAAAGGATCTGAACCTCGCCCGGGAATTGATAAAGAAACGTGACCTGTCGTCGGTTGAGCTGCTCTTTGGCAGCGTGGCCGACACCCTCTCACAGCTCATCAGAACTGCGTTCATCTCTCGGCCGGGGCACAAGCTCATTGCGGTCGACTTCAGCGCCATTGAGGCCCGCGTGGTGGCGTGGCTGGCATGGTGCGAGTGGCGCCTTGAAGTCTTCCGCACGCACGGCAAGATTTACGAGGCCTCGGCCGAGCAGATGTTCAAGCTGCCCGCTGGCAGCGTGACGAAGAAGAGCCCCTACCGGCAGCGCGGCAAGGTCGCCGAGCTCGCCCTGGGGTACCAGGGTGGGGCCGGTGCACTGAAGACCATGGGCGCCCTGGAGATGGGCGTGCCGGAGGAAGAGCTCGAGCCGATCAAGCAGGCCTGGCGCGAGGCCAATTCCGAGGTGGTCGATCTCTGGTACGCGCTCGAGGATGCAGCCAAGCGGGCACTGCGCACGCGCGGCAAGGTCGAGCTGCCGATCGCAGGCGGCCGCGCCAAGCTGTGCTTCGCCTGGGTCTCTGGTTTCCTCTTCATCACTCTGCCCTCGGGCCGCGACCTGGCCTACGTCAAGCCGCGCATCGAGGGCGAGGACCTGTACCGCGAGAAGGCCGACGGCAGCCGGTGGGTGGTGGCCAGCGCCGGCTCTCTCACGTACGAGGGGATGGACCAGAAGACCAAGAAGTGGGAACGGCTGCCCACCTACGGGGGCAAATTGCTGGAGAACATCACTCAGGCGATTGCCCGCGACTGTCTGGCCGAGGCCATGCTGGCACTCGATGAGGCGCAGTTCGAACAGCTCTTCACCGTGCACGACGAGGTGGTCATGGAGGTGCCCGAGGCCGGGCCGTGGACCCTGAAGCAGGCCGAAGAAATCATGGGCCGCCCGATCCCCTGGGCGCCGGAGCTGCCGCTGCGCGGCGATGGATTTGAAACGCAGTACTACATGAAGGAGATCGACTGATGACCATGGTTACAACCGCGCCGTACATCTGGGCAGAACCACCGAAACCCGACAACGCCCTGCAGCAGCAGGTCGGCGGGGACCACTACCGCAAGTTAAAGATCCAGCCCGTGGAATACATCCACGCCAACAACATTCCGTTTATCGAGGGCTGCATCATCAAGTACGCCACCCGCTGGCGGGACAAGGGCGGCAAGCGGGACCTGGAAAAGATCAAGCATTTCGTCGACCTGCTTCTCGAGCTGGAGTCCAAGAATGACCAGCCTTAAAACCCTCACCCCGGAGGACCTGGCCCCGCTGCTGGGGCGGTCGGTGAGCACCATCAAGACCGACGTCCGCCGCCGCCCGCAGACGCTGCCCCCGAGGCTGCGCATACCCGGCACCAACCGCCTGCTGTGGCTCGAGCAGGACGTGGTCGAGTGGATCGAGAAACTGCGCCAGCGCTAAGGGCCGTCGTGCGACTTCTTCTTTTTCCGCTTCTTCCGGCGCCGGCGCTTGCGCTCGGTCGCCTCATCGAAGTGAAGGATGCGGTGGCAGTTCGCGCAAAGCGGGATGCACTTCTTGGTCTCTTCCATGGCCGCGGCAATACGCCCGTCGCCGGCGAGCTTGAAGACCGAGCGGTAGGTCTCGTCGCGAACGATGTGGTGGAAGTCAATGATCGCTGGGTGCCGGGCCCCGCACTTGGTGCAGCTCAGCCGCGCCTTGAATTCGAGCCACTGCTCGCGGCGCGCCCGGTTGTTTTTGACCGCGGTAGCAATGTGCTGCTTGCGGTTCTTTTCGTACCAGCGTTTCGCATATTCCTTTTGTCTGGCTCTGCGCTGCTCGGGGTCCTTAAATGGCACTAACGCAAGCGCTTTCTCCAGTAGAGACTGGTCTCGGTGCCCCACGGCATGCTGGGGTCAAACATCTGGTAGCCCATGCGGGCCAGGCTGTTGGCGCTGGGCGGGTTCTCGGTCGTGTCCGACACCATCCAGGTGTAGCCCCTGGCCCGGGCGTGCCGCTCCCGGATTCGGATCATTCGCTTCTGCAGGCCCTTGCCTCGCCACAAAAAGAGCACCCCGCTCCTGGCCAGGTAGGCCGTGTCGAGCCAGTACTTGGAGGGCTTGACCAGGCAGAAGGCGATCGGCTGTCGGTTCGCGTACCCCAGCCACCATTGCCCCGTCTCTGGGAAGACCGGGTCGTCATGAGGCAGGCAGGCCTGTTGGAGTTTCAGGAGCTGCTCTCGGATCTTGGGTGTGCGGGCGTCAACCTTCCTGAACCGAACCATGGCCCAAGATTTTCACAGATTTATTACAGTTATAGGTAATTTCCTTGAAGTATTTGCTTACTGAAAACGGAGGTTCTGCGTGAATTTTGTATGCCCCTTACCACCCATGAAGGTATTCGTCCGCGCCGAGTACCTGTACGACTTCGAGCGCGGCAAAGGCGAAGTAGTCGAGGGCATCTGGTGCAGCGTCAAGGCGCACCGCGGCGAAGCCTTCCGCTTCGAGACTTATCTGCCGGAGTACGGCGCGCTCTACGACAAGCTGCCGATCGACGCTTTTCTGTGGCGCCCGGTCGACTACTTGATTGGCTGCCAGATGTTGCCCCTAGATGTGCTGCAGATCTGGGACGCACTGTCGTACTACGTGACGGTAGTTGAGAAGCCCCTACTTAAAGGTCTGCGGTGCGAGTTCCTTGGGAAGGACAAAGTAAAACACGCGGGCGTGTATCAGTTCACGCTGGATACCTGCAATCCCGACCCGCGCATTCCTGATTTCACTTTCAGCGAGACCGTCGACGAGCACAAAAGCTACAACGTCATTACGTTGGATAACGGGCAGATCGCGCTGCAGCCGAACAATCGCTGCCGATTTTTTGATCCGGCGTTCAATCCCAGCGAGATGAAGTTTCCCGATTTCAAAGTTGCAACCAAGAAGTACCGGGTCGAGCAGCGCGCGAAGTGGCGCTTGGGGGATACCAGCACGGTGATGTACGACGGGAGGGGTGAGGAATGAAATTTAGAAAGAAGCCCGTGGTCATTGAGGCCACGCAATGGTTTAAGAACGGCGATCACCCACTTGACTACAGCAAGACGCACGACGGGTTTGCAGCCGGCGACCTCGTGCAGTTTTCGCCGGAGCATCGCAAACAGATGAAGTGGGAAGGCGACATCGTGCGCTACTTCCGCCACCCGGACAAGGCTTACGCAGGCGAGCGTCAGTGCGACAAGTGCGGCGAGATCATGCACAACCACGGCTGGATCGACACGCTGGAAGGTGGCCACATCGTCTGCCCCGGCGACTGGATTATTACCGGCGTGAAGGGCGAACACTACCCATGCAAGCCGGACATCTTCGAGGCCACGTATGAAAGGGTAGAAGAGTGAAGCCGCGTCTTATCCCCGTGCTGGAGCAGTGCATCGAGAACGGCATCAACCTGGGCTGGAACCGGGCGCACAAGCACGACGATGCGCCGCCGGCCGAGCACGTGCGGCAGTTCATCCAGGCCGAGATCTGGAACGAACTCTACGAACGGTTTCAGTTTGAGCAACCAGGTGAGCAGCCAGAAGACTAAGGAGGCGCTGCAGCGGGAGGTAGAGCAGCTGCGCCAGGAGCTGCTCTACCAGCAGCACCGGCACTACCTCGAGATCCAGCGGGCGCTAGACCGCCAGCTCGAGCAGCTCACTGTGCGGAAGGTGGTGATGCGGGGGCAGCAGTACGACGTGGCGCTGCCAATTATTCAGACCGTCACGGACCTGGACGGGGTGACGGTGTACGTGGGAGGGAAGAGATGAGCATCCACACTTGTAGTTACTACTGCGACAGACCTGAGTGCATACGAGCGCAGAGGGATGAGTTACGCCAAAAGCTAGAGCAGGCAATACAAGCAGAGCGTGAGGCGTGTGCGAAGTTGGTTGACGACATGGTGCGCTATGTTGATGGGAATGAATGTGCCAAAGCAATCAGAGCAAGGGGTGAGAAATGAGAGACCGTGAACTGATGCAGAGGGCGTTGGATGCGTTAGACAGCGACAACCCTGATATTCAACTACGAGCAGCCATAGCTCTGCGTGACCGACTAGCGCAGCCTGAACCGGAGCCGGTGGCGTGGATCTGGGAAAAAGAATTAGCCCACATGTCAGCGGTTGCATCGCAAGGCATGACCGAGTGGAAAGTTAATCTTGGCCTAAAGCCGCAGGCTGGCGATGTTGGTTTGTACCTTGCACCTGTACACGCCATCGACATGAGCCAAGAACGTGTCGATGAAACGGGGAAAGATCGACATGACTGACCAGGAGCTCGAGGCCCTGGCCCGGCAGGCCGGCTTCTCAAAGACGCGGGTGGTGTGGCACTCGCACAAGATTCACGTCGACACGCTGCAGCCGGCGAACTACCAGGAGCTGCGCAGGTTTTATGAGATTGCTTTTGAACGAGGGAAACAGGAGGGAAGAAATGAATTGTCCAAGTTGCGAACACCACTACACGAAGGTCAGGGAGACCAGGGTCATACCGGAGCAGCCGCGGTGGAGCAAACGCCGCCGCTTCTGCTTTAACTGCGAGCACCAGTTCTGGACCATCGAGATGCCGGCCGAAGACGTGCAGATAGGAGAGACCGAAGATGAGCTTGAGTGATGAGTTGACCCGGGCCAAGAGCGACCTGGCCGCGCTGCGCCTGTTCGCGCAGGAGCTGCTCGCCGAATGGCCAGATGAGATTGGTATCGACGGATTTGATTTGCAGGACCTGTGTGTCAAGCACCGCCTGCTCATGCCCACCTACCCCCGCGGGCCGTGCGGCGAAGACTGCTGGTGCCAGGGCTACTACGGCAACGCGCTGGGGTCCTGGATCGGCGCCGTGTGCTACCGCAAGACGGAACTATTGACTGGCCCCAGGGAGGCGCCCGACGCAAAGCACCGGGTCTCTGGCGTGCCGTACGAGGTGGACCTGTCGGAGGGTGGCGACCATGACTAGATCACCCCCACCCAACAACACCGGCCGGCGGATCATCAAGATCAACGCCATCACCCAGGCGCAGCTCATCAAGCTGCTACTCGAGGGCACGTACTCCTGCCAGGAGCTGGCCGAGATGACCGGCCTGCACTACGTGACCGTGCTTCAGTACACCCGCGAATTGCATCGGGCTGGCGCCGCCCACATTTGCATGTGGGACAAAGACGGACATGGCCGGGACGTGACCAAGATCTACAAGCTGGGCGCCGGCAAGGACGTCAAACGGCAGCGCATGACCGACGCCGAGAAACAGCGCAAGCACAGGGCCAAGAAGGCCCTGCACGCGCAGGTCACGGCGGTGGCTCAGTCCAGCCGCTTGGCCAGCTCGGCCGCGGTGGGGTTGTAGTAGCGCTTCAAGGACTGCAGTGACCGGTGCCCGGTCACGGCAGCCAGCTCCAGCTGGTTGCTGAACTTGCGGCTCAGGCGCGTCGTGGCCTCGTGCCGCAGATCCCGGAACCGCAGATCTGAATCCGCCATGCCGGCCTTCTTGCGGGCGTCCCGGTAGTAGGCGCCCAGGCTTTCCCAGCTCACGATAAAGATCAGCTCGCCGCTGCGCCGCCCTTCTGTCAGAAAGGCCAGGTACTGCATGGCCTTGGTCGACAGGGGCACGTCCCTGCCCTCGCCGTTCTTGCTGTCGACTAGCCGCACGCAGCGTTCTTTGGGGTGGAAGTCTGAGACCTTGAGCGCGGTCAGCTCGCTGGGCCGCATTGCCGTCTCTAGGGCCAGCAGGAGGGCCCACGGCATCATCTCCTTGCCGGTCCTTGGCTTGACCTTCTCGTCCCATTTGGCGGCGTCTAGGACCGCCTGCAGCTCATCGTCGTACCAGCGCCGGTTGCGCTGGCGATCGGAGCCCTTGGGTCGGCTGACCATGTGCACGGGGTTGCCGGCCAGGGGTGCGGACCACTCCTCGATGGCGTGGCTGAAGATGCCGGAGATGAGGTTCATCTCACGGTTGACCGAAGGCGGGGAGACCTTCTTAAGCCTGGCGTCGCGCCAGTCGCGGATGTCTTCGAACCGCAGCTGGTCCAGCCGGCGCTTGGTGAACTCTGCGGTCTTGAGCAGGAAGTTGATTCGGACCCGGTCCCACCGCGCACCCTTGCGATGCGGGCAGACCTCGTCTCGGAAGCGCTCGAAGAGCGCCCCGACCGTGTGCTCCTTGGCCTTGGCCAGGTCCCGGTACTTGTTGTTGTCCATGCTGGACTCGATCTCTCGAGCCCACGCATCGGCGTCCTTCTTGATCTTGAAGATCTTCGATCTGACCGGGTAACCCACCCGGCGAATGACTGCCCGCCAGCCCTCTCTGTACGGTTTAACGCTTGCCATGTTCCCTCCTGTACGGCGTTGCTCGTGTGAAGATCCGATGGACAGAATCTTCACACGCCCTCAGGCGGGAATAATACAATCAAGTACTTAGGCGTGCAATGCGAGGACTCTCCTGGGCACCAACGTACATAGACATACAGAACAAAACCTCAAAAAATCAACGCTCTAGTACGCCCTTGTACGCTCTTGTGTGCAGTTGTTTGACCCCGTCACTGCACAAAATCTGCACACGAATCAGTCGATCGCAGCGAACCGCTGGCTGCGTTGGGCGATGGCGTTCTTGCGCTGAGACAGCTGGTCAATCATCCGCCGCTTGGTCTCTGCAGACAGGGTCTTGCTAGCTTCAATCTGCCGAATTTTGCGGTTGATTTCTGACACCTGGTCCGAGATCCGGTTGATCGCCTTGTAGGCGCGGATCTTGTCGCCCTCTTCTGCCAGCAGTTCTTTGGCCTGCTCCCGATCGCCCTTCTTCACGGCGTCGCGGTAGCTCATGTAGGCCTGCTCGATGATACGCGCCTGGTCATAGAGCTGGTCGACGTAGCGGCTCGAGCCTGCGGGTAGACCCTCGGCGAAGTTGCCCACCACGAAGACGTCTTTCAGGCGGTACTCAGGCCGCTCGCCACGACCCATTAGCGGCCGCAGCCCGAAGTCCACGATGTTGCTGGCCGTCGTGCCTAGCCATCCGAAGTAGCCGCGGATGAGGTGGTCGATCTGCACCGGCGAGAGCTTCTCGTAGCTGCCCTTGACGAGGGACACCGGGCTGGGTAGCCCCATCTGGCCCAGCATGCGGGCGACACTGGAGGTGCTCTCGGTGGCCCGGTCTTCGGGGCGCAGTTTTTCCAGGCTCATGCCCTCGATCGGGCGGCCGGTGAACCCTTCCCGGTTGGCGTAGATCTCGGAGATCGGCACGATGAGCTGCGGCGTGGGGTCCATCGCGAACGTCTCGAAGAGCATGTGGCTCAGGCGAGCGCGGTAGCGCTTCCAGGTCATCTCCTGGTTAAACGCCATCTCCCAGGTGCGCTCTGCCACCGTGCCGATGGCGCCAATCTCGAAGGGCTTCGGGATACGGAAGGCGGTGTCGCCGATCTTGAACCACCAGTTGGCGTCGCGGTCCCAATCGGGGCGCTTCTTCCAGTCTTCGTCGTCCTCGTAGGCGAGCATCAGCGCAATGCTGGCCATCGCCACGGCGCCGACCACATAGCCGAACCGTCGGGGGTCCTCTTTGGCCCCTCGCCCAAGTTTGCTCAGACCCTGAAGTCGGGCATTCAGGAACGGCACCGACTGGGCAAGGAAACGAACCACCGGCCAGCGGCCCTGCAGGCTGAAGTCCATCAGGTCGCGGGCCATGAAGTTGGCCTCGGCCTGGCTGTAGCCCTTGGCGATCAGTCGGTCGTAGAGCGCTGCCCGGTTGACGTTCTCCAGGCGATCGCCGACCTCTGCGTAGGCCTCGACCAGGCCGGTCATCTGGCGCTGCAGTTTTTTCCAGCCGCCTTCGTTGAGCAGAATGCCGCCCTGCCGCTCGATCAGGTACTGCGTGCGGCTGGTGCCCTCGAGCATGGAGCCGAAGCGGATCAGGCCGCCGCCGGCGAGCATGGATGCGAAGGTCTGGGTGTCCTGGCTGCCGAGCTTGAAGCCCTTCATCACGTTGCTGGCCACGTTGTAGCTCAGGTCCGTGGTGCCGATGGCCTGCAGGGAGTCGCGGATCAGGTTCTTGATCTTGAAGGTCGGGCTGGCGGTGACGCCGATCGTGAGCCACTTCTTAAACGTGCTGAAAGGCTGGAAGAATCCAGGGGCCTGGTAGTTCAGCGAGGTGACGGCCTCCATGATGTAGGGGTCGTCGATGGTGTAGTGCTTGGTCTGCCCCTGCTCCATGACCTTGACCGCACCCTTGGTGCCGGCGGCCACGGGCTGCGCGATACCGATCTGGGTTGCGGCCTGCATGGATGCCACCGCTGCGCGGTTCTTACCAGACGCATCGAAGAGGTGGGCCCAGTTGAGCAGGACGTTAGAGAGCAGGTCCTCGTTGAGTTTCTGCGTGCCGCCCTTGAGTTTCTTCCAGGCCTGCTGGTTGACCAGGCCGGAGCTAAAGCTCGGCCCCTCGAGGCCGTCTTCCATGACCCGGTAGAACGGCACGTAGGGCATGTCTTTGAAGAGCTGCCGCGCCGCGCTGTCGATGAGACCGGACTTCTCGGCGATCGCGAGCACCGCGTCGTTGAACTCGTTCATCTTGACCAGGGCGTTGGCGTAGGCCTGGGCCCTTGGCGTGCCGTCGTCGAAGTTGCCCTGGTTGAGCGACTTCAGCGAGCTGATGTCCTGGTCGGTGAAGAGGTTCTCACGGCCCTGGGCTTTGAGGTTCTCGGCCCGCTGCGCGGCCACCCACCAGAGGAAGCGGTCGTGCTCGCCCTTGAGGCTGGCCATGACGTGGATAAAGCCCTTGTCGTTGACATTGACGTCGGGCACGTCGCCGTTCATGAACGGTTTGCCGTAGAGCATCAGCGCTTCCAGGGCCCCGTCGGAACCCTTGGACAGACGGGCCAGCATGTAGGCCCGCTGGTCGACTTCTTTGAGCGGCGCGAACTGGTCGAAGATGCCGGAGAACCAGCTGCGGCTGAACTTCTGCTTGAGCTCTGCGGCGCGCTGCTTGACGGTCTGCGTGGGCACGATGCCGCCGACGTTGCGCAGCGCCTGCTCCTGGGCTGCGGTCAGCGTGCCGTAGTTGCGCTTGCGGGAAAAGAGCGGCATGCCGTCTTCGACCTTCTCGCGCATCTCGTCGGTGATGGTGAAGCCTGGCTGGATCATCGCCACGCCGCCGGCTGCCAGCTGGTCGAGCTCTGCCTGCGTTGCGTTGCCGAGATCCTCGGCGTCGAAGTCGCCTTCCTGGTTGACCAGGGTGGTTGGCTCGAGCTTGCCGCCGCCGACTTTCTTGAGCACGTCGTTGACGACCTGGGGCACGATCTGGTCGTAGAACTTGATCATGCCTTCGCCGCCGACCTTGAGGTCGACGCCGGACAAACTTTGAGCTTGATTGCCGCGGGCGTTAACCACTTCTTCTACTGGCTGTTCAAGAATTTTGCGCGCAGCGTCTTTACCGATGACATCAGCTAGTTCGTTTTCGTCAGCTACTTTTTTCTCGGCTGCGATTCGGCCATTTTTGTAAGCAACTACCATTTGCGAATCCGGGAAGTACGAAACGCGATCGACTTGCTTACTCAAGTCATACCGGTCGGCTGACTGCTGGCCATTGATGAACGCCACCTTGTCGTAGCCGTTTCTTGCGGCAAAGACCAGCATGCGCTTGACGGCCAGGGTGACCCAGGCTTTGGTGTCTTGCACGAAGGGGGCTTGCGATACGCCGCGCGCTTCGATTTCAACAACTTCTGCATTCATGAAAGCCGGAGCGCCAGACGTTCTATCGGCAAGCTCTTGCGCTTCTTCGCGGGTGGCAAAGACGGCCTGGCCATCGGCGTTGACCCGCGCCCCGTTCATGCTTAACCGCACTTCGTAGGCCTTATCGCCAGCCTTGGCAAACCCTCTCTTTCTACCCTCCTGCGCCCAGTCGGATTGAATCTCTTCGATGAACAGCACGCGGTTGCCGTCGGCGTCGGTGCGGTCATTGAAGCGAACGTGCAGCAGGCGGTTGTAGTCCGCGTCGCGTTTGCCGTAGCGGTGCATCTGCGGCACGCGGTAATCAGAAATGCCGCGGGCTTTGGTGACGGAGTCGGGCAGCTGCAGCATTAGCTCTGCGTAGTTCTCACCACCCGGCAGCTGGAACTCACCAAACTTGGTGTTCTCTCCGATCTGGTCGTCGTAGAGCACGTCTTTGACCTGCACGTTGTTGGCGTCCAGGTACTCGCCGATCTCGTCCTTAGAGACCTTGTCCTTGCCGCGCAGGTCCAGGTAGTCGTTGATACCGGACCACTCGAGCTCATCCTTCTTGACCCCGAGCTTGCTTGCATTGCTAGCAAGCCAGGCCTTCCACTGAGCAGCCGGCTGCGTGGCCAGGCGCTCGGGCACCTGGTCGATGGCCTCGGCCAGCTGCGAGTAGAAGGGGCCAGTGCGCTGGCGGCTGAGCTTGGCCTTACCAAACCCATACTTCTCCGCGTCAAACGGCTGCTCACGCGGCAGGTCTTCCACGCCAGCGTCGGCGTTGATCCGCTCGACCTCTGTATCCGACAGGATACGGTTGACCTTCATTGACCCACCAATGAGCCAGTTGCCGGTCATGTTGGGGTTGGTCTTGTATCGGTAGAAGCCGTCGGTCGGGATCTGGTCCGTGATGTGGGCCTTGCCTGCGATCAGCTTGCCCTGGGCGTTGGTGCCACGCTTGTTGGCTTCCTTCTGCCAGTCGCGATCGGCGGCCATCTCGACCTCAGCCCAGACGTGGTTCTCGGGCCTGACGTCTGGCGCAGTCAGAGACGGGTCGGACTTGCCGCCAATGTGCGTTGCAATAGGCACATCGCCAGCATGCCAACCGGGACGGTAGGCGAGCTCGCCAATCTTCGATTTGACTTTGCCCTTCTCGGTCAGCGGGCCCTCGTCAGCGTCCAGCCAGACACCGATGTCGACCGGGTCGTTGGCGTTGACGAAGAGCGGGAAGAGCTGACCAGGTTTGCGTGCGTCGACGCGGAAGAGCTTGTAGGCCTTGACTGTCTTCTTGGGTGCAGGCTTGCGGCGCCGGCTGAACTGTAGGTTCTGATCGCCGGCGCTGGGGTCGGTGCTGGTTACTTCTTGGGCTGGCCCGGCTTCTGCTGCTGGCTGGTCGAAGAGGGTGTCGACTCGGCCGGGGTCTCCCCAGCCGTATCGGGAGCTGAACTCGTTGAAGACGGCCTGAACGCGCGGGGCGAGAACAGTTCCGGCCCATTCGAGTAGATCGGGTCCGTAGGCTTCGCGTATCCGCGATCGATAATCTTCGCCATTTGGGCTTTCCTTCCAGTCGTTAAATACCAGGTCGCCGTCGCTCGCAAAGCTCTGCAGCTCTACCTCATCAATCGCCAGCGTTTCGGCAGCGTCCCTTACTAATTCTCTGAAAGCGATATTGTCACTTACGGCACCGAAATTTACAACTCGCATGCCGGTGGGCGACGAGATCATTCCGGCGCTGTTCTCCCAGTTCTCTACCCCTTCAGCACGCATGCGCTGGTCGATGGCCGCCCACAGGCTTTGTGCCTCGGCCGGAGACAGGGTACGACCGACAACCAGGTCCACCCCGTTGTTGGCGCTCTTTGCCGAGTTGTAGAAAGGACGGTGGTAACCCACCCCCTCCTGGCGCAGCAGCAGCCCCAGCATCGCGGCGTAGGTCTCAATGGCTTTCTTCTGCGCCGGGTCGATGCTGGTCTTGCCTTCATCACCTTTGGCAGGCGCAAGCGCCACAAGTTTCTGCATGCCGGCGGCAATCTCGCCCTGCCACACACCTGGCGCCAAGATGTCCGGGCCGTCGATGAGCATGCCCAGCTTGTAGGCCAGCAGGTCAATACCGTTCTCATCGAGCAGCGCCTTCTGCACGGCCTGCTGGAACTCGACCTGCTGTTCATACGGGGCGTCATTGACCCCCGGCAGCACGTTGGTCGAACGGCCAGGGCGGGCCTCCCAGGACAGTTGGCCGACGTGGCGCCGTAAGCCGTCGCTGAAGTCGAACTTCGCCTGCTGCGTGTCGTCCTTCGTGGGGTCGTGTTCGAAGGCGTGCTTGAGCCAGTTGTCGCGGTGCTTCTGCGCATCGACAATCACCCGCGTCTTGCGGGGCTTTCCGTTCTTGAGCGGGTACTCGTAGCGAATCCAGCCCTTCTTTTCGCTGCTCGCCTCGGTGCGCTTTTTCACGCCCGCGTTTTCCATGCGGGCCTTCATCGCTACCCAGATCGCAGCCTGGACCTGCTGCGGCTCCCAGCCCAGCTCCTGCGCCAGGCGGTTGGTTTCGTTCTCCATGAACGCGTACTGCGTGGCAGTCGGCGCGTCGTTGCTGTACTGACCGGCGCGCATCATCCACATGTCGATCGTGGCGCCCTGCTTGCCAGCCGTGCTGGGGTCAATCTCACGCAGCAGGTTGAAGAAGAAGTTTCCGGTCTTCTCGCCGGACCAGAATGCGTCGACGTCGTCGAGCGCCTCCTGGGCCTTGCGGTCCTGCACGCCAGTCTTGACGCTGATCGGCTGGCCGGCCTTGTATTGCGCCCATGCGCGCAGGGCAAACGTGGAGTTGGCGTCGACCTTCGCCTGGGGCGAGTAAATCGACAGCAGGGCCACGAACTTGCGGGCCTCTGTGACGTTGCCGCCGACCATGGCCAGCACCTCGCGGCTGCTGTTCTCGTACCAGTAGCGGCCGGCCTCGCCTTCGCGGGCCAGGCGGTTGAGCCACTTGCGCAGCTGCGTGATCTTGCCCGGGGTGTTGAACTTCTCCGGCGCGCCGACGTACTTGCCGTCCTTCATGGGCAGCTTTTCGGTCACCTGCCCTGCCCGGCTGTAGGCCAGCTTGCGGCCCTCGAGCGCAGCGCGCACACGCGGCGCGGCGGCGGTGGTAAAGACCATGCCCCCTGGTACAACGCGGCCAGCGATGCCCTCGGGCAGCAGAGCACGGATCGCTTCGGGGTCTCCGTTGACGCCCAGCGTGCCGTCTTTCTGGGTGCGGATCGTGAATTCGCCGGCCTGCTCGACCACGCCACCGCGGCGTGCCTTACTTGCCGTGACTGTCTCGCCCATCTCTGTGCGAGCAGCACGAGCCGCCTCACGCAGCCGCTCGGCCATGCTGGGCCGGGCCGCCGGCTGGGCCGGCTCTGCCGTTGTCTCTGCAGCCTGCTCGGTGGCAGGGCGTTGCTGCTGGGCGTAGGTGGTCAGGGCCTGGCGCACCGCCACCTTCACGGCGTTGAGGTCCTTGACGTACTGGTCAGACTGGAATCCAGGCTGACGTACGACCTTCATGAATGCGTTGACCGCACGGGTGATTGCAGCGGCCAGGCGGTAGACGATGTTGCGGGCCTGCTCTGAATTCTGGGCAGCGATCTCGTCAAACACCGACTGCCAGAAGTCGGTCTCCTGGAATCGGTTGCCGACTAGGTCACTCGTTATTTCCTCCAGATTGGCGCCCTCGCCGTAGTCCTTCTCGAACTGCGCCATGGCGCCCTCGCCCAGCTCGCGCTGAACGACGGCCTCCAGGGCAGCGTAGGCCTGCGGGTTGTCGCGCTTGAGCTGATGCGTGAGCTCGTGGCCGAACACGGCCAGCGGCGAGACAGAAGCCTTGGCGTTGATATAGATCGCCCCGTTGTCCTCGTCGCGCACAAAGCCGTCGACCTGCAGCGTGTCAGATTCGAATGCGATCAGGCGCTTGTTGAAGATCCTGGCGAGCTGCTGCAGCAGACGACCTTCGGTGCCCATGCGGGCTGGCTCGACGACACGGACCTCGTGCTGCGTGCCGCTGTCGTTGATCGTGATCTTGCCGTCTATACGCTGCGTGGAGAACTTGGCGTTGGTCGTGACAATGCGGCCATTGCTGGGCTGCCCCAGGCGCGCGGCCACGCGGGTGCCCATGAGGCCCGTGCCTGTTTCGGGCACGATCGTGCTCGTTTCGGGCACAGCCGGCGGGTTGCGCAGCTCACGCAAGCGCATCCGCTCTTGCGTGTCCAGCTGGAACGGTGCCGTGGCGGCGCGCTCGAGGATGCTGAAGTCTTGGGGGCTGTAGCGGCTGCGGGCCTGATTGACCAGGCGCACCTGCTCGGCCGAGCGCTGCGTGCCAGGTGTGACCAGGGCAGAGATCACCTGGCCAGCGTCGGGTGCAGCCTGCGGCTGGCTGGTAGCTGTGATCTGCTCCTGGGTCGTGCGCTCACGCTGGGCGAGGTCAGCCTGGCGGCGGGCGGCCTGGTCGGCCTGGACCTCTTGATCTGCCAGCTGCTGGTTGGGCGTGAACGATTCACGCGCAGCACCGGCGGTCTCGATGAGCGGCGCGGGACCCGGCTCGAGGGCGGGATCGACGCGGTCGTAGGGCTGGCCAATGCCGGCCTCTTGGAAGATCCGCGCCTCGGATGGCGTAGCCACCCCGCCCCGCTCTTCGACGTTCTTCAGTGCACGGTCAATGACCGGACCGCGAGTCGCGCTGTCCTCAGCGCGAGCCTGGCTAACCTGTCCGCCCAAGGCAGCGGATTCGATCTGGAATTGGGCCTGATCGGGTGTGACTGTGGGTGTCGTGGTGGGGAGGTTGAGATCGGGCAGGGCCTGCGTGCCGATGGCAAAGCGGCCCTCTTGCGCCGGGTGCGGAACGATGGCCAATGCAAGCGCATTACCACCTGACCGAGCGGTCTCGTCGCGCAGGATTGCCAGGCGCTGCTGCGCCTGCATGTCGTTCATGGGGGTGAGGTCGACGTACCCAGCAGAGCGCCCTTCCTGGGGCTGTGGGAGCGCAGCCTGGGCCTGGTCCAGGGCCATCTGCCGGTCGAATTCCGTACCCGCGGCTTGGGCCTCAGCGATGAGCCCAGCCTGCCGGTCGATCATTGCCCGGGTCGGGTCTTCGCGGGGACCGGCGGGGGCGGCGGCTGCCTGCTCGGGCGTGGGAATGGCACCGCCAGGTGTTAAGTACTGGCTTACAGCTGCCTCGAGATCAGCCACTGATCCTGCCAGCTCGTTGGCAGCGGCCGCTGCGGTGGCGGCGTCGGGTGCCTGCTGTAAAAGCTGCTGCGCCTGCGCCTGGCGCTGGCGTGAGATCTGGTCACGGGTGACGGAATAGCCTGCGGCCGGCACTTCGATGGCCGCACCGCCCAGCTCGCCGAGCATTTCCAAGCCGACGTCTGCCAGGTCGACCTGGCCGTACGCCGCCAGCTGGCCACCGGCCTCTGACAGACCGCCACCAGCCACGTCCACGCCAACGGCCGTGGCGCCAGTCGTCGCCTTCTGCCCAAGCGTGCGCTGGTCCAGGATCTCGCCGGCGCGCTTGGCAATCTGCGCCGCATCGGCGCCTGCGCCGAGCTCTTCGGTGGCCGTCTTGAGTGCTGCACGCCGGGGGCCGGTGGCGATACCACCAGAGGCAACGGTAAGAGCGGCGTCAATACCAGCGGTCGTGGCGCCTTTAACGCGTGCGTCGTTGATCGCGCCTTGTGTGAATTCGGGGTCTTGCAATAGAGCGGCGACGTTGGCTTCGGTCGGCTCCAGGCCTCGAGCGGAAAGCTCTTTTCCGACCAGGCCGATAAATTCAGAGCCGATCTCAAGGGGCGCCTGGCCGGTAAAGGCTCCGCCAACGGCACCGGCTACGCCGCCGACTGCCGCGCCTTTGGGGCCGGCAACGCTTCCGACCATGGCGCCGGTCTTGCCGCCGGCGATCATGCCGACGATGGCGGGGGCCATGTTGGCTGCCTGCTCGGAGAGCATATAGGCCACGCCCTTGGGGTTTGTGACGGCCTGGCGGCCGACTTCGAAGAGCATCTGGCCGACAGCGCCAGCGCCTTCTAGGAATCCTTGGGATTTCTCCCAGGCTTCGCCCTCGTCTTTGAAGGCGCCCTTGGCTTCCCGCAGTTCTTTGGGCTGATCGGTCTGGGGCTTAGCCAGCTGCTGCGCAATCAGGCCAGCCTTGTCCTGTACGCCCTCGCCGCTGATGACCGCGGGCGAGACCTGGGCCGAAGCGATCGCGCTCTTGCCGCCCTCGACCAGAAGATCGCCGACGTTGGAGACGAAGCCCTTTTCTTTGGTCGGGGCACCTGGCAGATCGTCGTCTGGTACCGCAAGCCCGCGTGGGGCGAGTCCTTCTGGGAGATCGTCTTCGGGAACCAACGCCATTTATTGATACTCCCACCGGCCGTTGCGATAGACGATTGGCTTGCCGCTCTTCGAGGTGCCTTCATCTCCTTCTTTCGGTCCGCTTGTTCCTTTCGGTGGTGTGGTGGAGGAAGTCCGGCGCTGCGTGCGCTCGGTCTTCGTGACGTTGCCCGCGTCGTCCGTGGTCTCGGTCGTGACCTTCTCGGTGTCGAACTCGCCCGGCTTGATAATTCCGCGCACGGTGAGCGAGTCTTTGATCTGAGCCTTGCGCTCTGGGCTGGTGCTGGGGTTCTCGTACTCGGTGATGAGCGCCTGGATCTTCTGTTTCTCGTCGATCCCCAGGCCGGCCAGGCGCGCCTGCATCTTTGACGCAAGTGACTCGCTGTCGCCGGCCTTTGCTCGTGCGCCGGCGCGGGCGCCTGCGTCACGGCCGTACGCAGCCAGGTTCTCCCGCTCAGCTTCACCCGTAGCCAGCGCTGTGGATTTAGTAGTCGCGACTTTGCCAGGCCGAAGCGCGTCTTCGCGCGCCACGTCGACGCCGGTCTGGGCTTGCCCGACCGCAGTTGTGCGGTCAACCGCAACGCCGGTCTCTGCGGCGCCTTTCACGGGGATGTCGCGGATGTCGCGCTGGCGTCTAACCTCATCTTCACGCAGACGCATCTCTGATTCCGCGGCAGCCAGTTCTTTTTTGATGTCGATGTCCATGCGCTTTTCGGCGTACTTCGCACCAGCCTCGGCCGCGGGTTTCATCACGGCGCCGATTAATCCGCCCAGGCTCATGTCAGGCTCCCATCTGCTGCGCAGCAGCGTCTACATTGGTGTTGTCAAACTGGCTAACCATTTGCCGGAATTGGTCCGGTTTTACGCCGAAGTTTTCAAGGATGGTGGTCACCATAATTTCCATGCCATCCCCGATGTCTTGGTTTGTGACTTCGCCCAAATCGGTGCGGCGAACAAAATCAACAGCCCGCATGAGCAGTTCAATGCCGGCAGGGATAATCACTTCTGGCGGGATCGTTTCGTTTGACTCTTTGAACAGAATCAACATAAGCCCAGCGATGCCCTTGCCCAGGCGCTCGGCCACCGGCCCCTGGCCTTGCATCTCTTTGAGCATGAACTTGTGCGATTCCTTGGAGAACATCACCTTCATGCCAGCAACGACCACGCGGTCGTAAGCGTCTTGCAGCTCTGGCGGAATCTGAATTTTTTCCTTGACGTTTTCAAACGTGAGTTCTTCGCCTTCTGGGCGACCCATGTTTTCCTGAATAATTCCTTCTGCCATGTTCTTCTCCTTACCCTCTGGGCGGCATGTTGCCGGCAATTAATCCCTGCTGGGGCTGCGGCGGCGGGGTCCAGGGGAGTTGTATCGATGCGTTGGGGTTGACGTTGATGCCGGTGTTGACTTGCTGATACCCGGCATTGAGATTGGCGCGGCGTTGTTTCTCTAGCGCGAGCTGCTCCTGAATTTGCATCGCCCGAGCATCGGCGTAACCGATCTGTGCTTGCAAGGCGTCGATCTCGGCGTCGGTCTTGCCGGACAGATAGTCAGACAGACCACCAACCGCCTGGAAGCCCATCATGGTGATCATTGGGTTCTTGTTGGCGAACTGCATGAATTCGGACCCAAACCCTTTACTTGCCGCTTCAGCGCCAACACCAGTGGCGCCGGGGCCGGGACTGGAATTCAAAGCGATCTGTGAGGTCGCGGCAGTCGGATTGCCCATAGCGTCAAAGGGCGCACCAGCAGCCGTACCAAACTGATCAATCGGTGCACCCGGGCCGGCGTTCAACGGCGCAGCCACACTGCCCGGGCCAGCATTAATGCTTCCCGCCGCTGCACTGCCAGGACCAGCGTTAATGTTTCCGCCTGCGTAGGAGGCCGAAGCGCTGGTCAGATCTGCGGTTGGGCCAGCGGCCGCGTCGACCATTTGACCTTCGACAACGGGCGTCTGGCTGCCCACCCCCGACCCAGGAGTTTGTGAAAGGCCGGCGCCGCTTGCGGTACTTCCGGCGCTCCCGGCGCCCCCAAAGGTCTCTCCTAGCGTGCCGCCAATGGTAGTGCCCATCACGCTTTCAGCGAGCATGCCGACGCCGCCAGCAACGCCAGCGATCATGCCGATCTTGGACAGAGTCTTGTTACCGCTCACCGTGCCGGCAAGACTCAGTGCGGCGCCAGCAAAAGTAAGGCCCTGCATCAGCGTCATGGCAGCGAAGGAACCCGCCGCGGCGTAGGTGCCAGCCATAGTCAACATTGGCAAAGCGATGGCCGCCACGGGGCCATTCTTTTCACCATACGCTGGACCGCCGAACGGGTCGCCCACGGGGTTGTCCATGCTGTAGGCGCGGCTCATGGCCACGGACAGGTAGGTCTTCTGGTAGCCGGCCGGCAACGGCTGGGGCATGGTTTTAACTAGCATCGTTTTTCCTTTCAAACGGCAGGCGGCCAAGCATGTAGTACTCAAAGGTGCCGTCTTGCCAGGTGGGCTTGAAACCCACGCGTTTCACAAACGTCTTCTGCTCCGGCTTGCCGTGCAAGATCCGCGTGGTCAGAAACCCACGCCTATCGAGCAGCGGCGCCAGAAACTCTTTGATCGCCCCGCGATGGCAAGACTGCGGCCTCCACCCATCGACCAGCGCGAAGTGGATTTCCGTGCCACGCAAGATTGCGGTTGCTACGTGCTTGCCGCCCACCACCGCCGGGACCGCTTCCCAGGCAGCCAGGTAGGCCTGAATCGTGTCTCGCCCGAGGCCTGATTCCCGCTCGATCGCCTTGACGATCGGCTCGATCAGCTCCTCGTCGGTCATCCGGTGAACGTGATGAGGTTCTTCAGTCCAGGGATGCCAGAGGTGGTGCTAAGAACATTGAGCGCGCTCTGCAGGTAATTTTTCTGCGCGGTAACCGCAGCCTGCTTGGCATCGACTTCCAGGTCTGAGTTAGCCATAAGGTCAGCGATGTTCTTCGAGACTTGCTGGAAGATTTCGTTGGCGCTGGCCGAGGCCTGCATCTGATTTTTGTACGCGGCTTCGGTTGCGGCCAGGTCTTTGCGGGTCTGCGCGTCGATGTTCTGCAGTTCGATCTTGGTGTTGGCGTCGGCGTTGGCCAGGGCAATCTGCATGCTCTGGTCCATCATCTTGTTGACCGTCGCATTCAAACTCTGCGCGTACTGCTGCGACGCCGTGTTGGCCGCACCGGCGGTGAACTGCGCCGCGGTGTTCTGCGCGGCTTGATTGGATAGCGCAGCCTGGTTCGACGCGCCGGCGGTGAACTGCGCCGCGGTGTTTTGCGCAGCCTGGTTGGCCAGGCTCGCCTGGTTCGACGCGCTTGCACCGAATTGCCGAGCTGTGTTTTCCGCCCCGGTATTGAACTGCGCCATCTGATTGGCGGCGTTCGCGTTGAATTCGCCGGAACGGCTGTACGTCTGGGCGTCCTGCTGGGCGATTGGAAGGGCCTGCCGAATGACGGCATCCTGTGCCGCACCGACCGCCATGCTCGAGTTCATCAGCCCGCGCTGGTTCATCTGCTGCAGCGCGCCGGTCTGCGCCTGCTGCATGAGCGGGGAATTCGAGGCGATGATCCCCTGCACCTGGCTTTGCACCGTCTGCGGGGCGGTGACGTTCCAGTTGGTGGTAGCCGCCTGATTGGCGTTGTAGCCCTGCGCGTTTGCGGAGGCGGCGTTGTAGCCTTGTGAGCCAGCGATGGCGGCGTTGTAGCCCGTGGTCTCGGCCGCGGCAATGCCTTGGGTGGCGGCGCCCAGCAGGTTGCCGGTGTCGTTGGTACTTAAATCGAAGGGGTTATTAGCTGTAGCCATGGCTGCTCCACAAATAAAAAAGCCGCCTGGACGGCGGCTTTTTGCGGGCGCACGAGGCCCGCGAACATTTTACTTTAACAAGCCCATTTCCTCAAAGCCTTGTTAATTCGGCTGTTTGGGTCGTTGGCGGTTTTCTTACTGGTTAACTTGGCCTTCATCCCTTTCATTCTCGAGCAAAAGCTACGCTTACGAGAACCACCCTCGGGCTGGGGCGGCTTGAGGTCCGAGCCAGGGTTCTGCTTCTCATAGCTGCGGCGCCCCTTTTCGTTCAGGCCACCCTCGGGATTCTTGCCTTCCTTCCTGGTCCAGGCTGCACTCATCAAATTCTCCTAGCTCAGATACAGTCTTTTCTCGTCCAGCCGGCGCCGGACCAGCCCTGGCAGCTCCCGGCCGCCAGCCTTGGTCCAAAGCATGAACGCCTCGGCCGCCCCTTCGTGATCGCCCCGGTTGGCCCGCATGCGGATCGATGACCGCTGCAGGTTGCCTAACCCAAAATTGAAGGAGATAGAGACAAGAGCGTCAAAGCGGCCTTGGCTGCCAGCACTGCTGGGAACAAGTCGAAGAACACCGCGTTCAAAAGCTGCGACGTCTTTTTCGAATAGTCGGTTGATCTCTTCTTTGGTCCAGACACGGTTGTCCTCCGGTTTAAGCGGGTACTCTTTGCGGATCAGCCCGGGGCGGCCCTCCTTGCGGACCATGGGCAGCCGGATCTGATCCTGGTACAGGACGTGGCCGTAGCCGATCGTCCAGATGTGGGCCGGGCAGAGGTACGGCTTACTGCGGAAACCTTCGTATCGGTGCATTAACGTAGCACCGACTTTGCTCAGGTTCACTTTTTGTTCCAGTTCCGGGACCCAAACCAGAACCCGATGATTCCGCCCAGCATGGCCATCTCGTCAGAACTGAAGATGACGTCGGCAAAAATCTTGATGTGGTCCATGCTGGTGATCAAATTGTCCTGAGACAGCGCCCAATACATCATGTAGACGTTGATGGCCACGAGCTCGAGCACAAAGATGTAGGTGACCGTCGGCCGCACTGTGCCCACGTAATTGGCCACCCAGGTGCTGGCCCGATCGAGCACCTTCTGGTCGTGCTCCAGGGCCGCCACGGTCATCTGGGCGTCGGTCTGCATGGCCACCTGGTCGGTGCGGATCTCTTCGACGCGCTGCTGGGCCAGGAACCCTTCGCGCATCATCTGGGCCTGGATCTCGCCCTGCATGCGCGCGAGCGCCAGTTCGTGGGCCTTGTCCTGCCTGTCCTGGAAATACTCCAGGAGCTTGGGCAGGCCGGAGATCAGAAGTCCGCCGAGGGTCGAGAGAAGAGAAAGCATCAGAACCTACCTTTCATCGTGTACAGCCACGCCGCGCCGACGACCATGCCGGTGACGACAACGGCCAGCACTGCCAGCCAAAAAGCCAGCAGCGCCTTTTCCATGAAGTCTTGAATCTTCTTGCGCTTAACCAGGAGCCGGGCCTGCTCTTCTCGAGCCGCAGACTCCCTGCGCTTTCTTGCGTCGACCTGGAACTGCAGCCAGTCGTCCCAAAGGCCAGGTCGGCCCTGAAGGATCATGAGCTCCCTGAGCTCTTGCTGCTGCCGCTTGAGTTCCTCTAGGGCGAAGAACTCTTCGAGGTCGCTGCGCTGGTCGGGTGGCTTCTCCTCGACCTTTTTCTGCAGAGAAGACTTGGCGTCGAACCACTCGAACAGGGCCTTGCCGGCAGAGACGATCTCGCCGCTGTTGGCTATGCACTCCTTGATGACGGCATAAGCAGCGTTGGCGGCGGCGAGCTCCGCCAGCACTTAATCACCCTTGATCGATTGCGTGATGCCGATCCAGATGGCGCCGACGATGGCCACGGCCACCGCGGCGAAGAAGGCCAGGGTTCCGTGGTCAGCGATCCGGCGCAGGCGCTTGCCAAAGCGCAGGTCCTGGCGAAACTCTTCAATTGATGCCGGGTCATCAATGTCCACGCCCAGTATGGCGAAGGTCTTCCTGACCGCTTTGTCGGCGATTTCAGCGCACTCTGGTCGTGTCCCGCAGTCCATCGTGTTTCCTTTCTTGGATTAGGTTGGGGCTGATACTGGCTCAACCCAATTCGGGTCGTGCGGCAGCGCTACATCGGGGAATCCTTCTGCTTGCGGCAGATCTCGCAGAGCCTGCCGATATGCGGCCCAAGCGGCCTTGTCTACCGGCGCGTCCGCCACCTGGGTCCAGTCGCTGGCAGCAAGCAAACGATCCCGCTGTGCGCGCATCCGGGCGGCGCGAGAGGCCGTGTCTGCCGCGACTTCGTCTTCGGCTTTGCTTTCTACGGTGACCGTGTACGCCCAGCCGCCCTCAAGGTATGGGGCGCAGGAGACGAGCTTCTGAGTTCTCGGGTCGTGCGGCTTAAAGGTGTTGACGCGATACGCCCCGTGCTCGGACAAGAACTCATCGGACGGGCCAGAGGCAGCGAAACTGGTGTTAGGGAAGAAGCGTTGAACTTCGTCAACGATCCCGTCTTTGTAGATCAGCATGGTCTAGTTCCTTACTTGTCTGGGAATGCTTGTGCGGGCGGCGTGAAGTTGGCGGTGTAGCGGGCCACGCCTTTGGTGATGCGCAGGTCGTCGATGTAGCCATTCAAGAGCCCGTTGCCGCCCCTGCCGGAACCGATGTACATCGCCTCTGTCTGAGTGAAATCAAAACCAACCGTGCCGGTGCCGTCGTTCGACCCGTTGATGTAAATCTTCGTCTCGTTTGAATTGATGCCCGTCCGAACAACAGCAATGTGGGTCCAGGTTGACGCAGAGATTGACCCTGTAGAGTTGAACGACGAGTTGCTGTAATAAAAGACGACCCGGCCCGAAGAATCGATTCCTACGGCCCAGCCGGTACTGCCTGAAACACCCTTGCCGATAAAGGCTTTCAGCCCGATCGAGTCGGGGTTAACCCACATTTCGATCGTGAACGGGGCGGGGCCAAGCAGATGATCGTTGGAATGGGGCACGAGCAGGTAGTCGCCGGTCCCATCAAACTTCATAGACCCCATACCGAACTTTTTGACGTTGGTATCGACCTGCGCGTTGCCGACCGTGTCCAGAACAGTCTTGCCGGTCTGGTCGAGGATGCCAGCGTTGGCGAAGTTGAGCAGCAGGCTGGTGTTGGTGATTGCTGTTAGGGGGGCTGTTGGTGGGGTGAAATTGGCGGTGTACTGCGCGACCCCTTTCAGAATTCTTAGGTTTGAGATGTAGCCGTTTAGGTCCCCGGTTCCGTGTGTCGACCCGATACCGATACCGGCCGAACCGCCGACGGCCATATTCGCGCTGCTCGAGTAAGTTGCCCTACTCACCCCGTCAACATACAGCGTGGTAACTCCGCTGTTTCTGACAAGCGCAAAGTGCTGCCAGGCGTTTGCGCGAGCGACGCCTGCGGACGAAGCCATTTGTTGGCCGACACCAAGAAGCGTGGCCCCGACAGTGCCATCGGCGAAGGTATAAAAGTTGATTGTGTTATTTGTCGTCCCCGGAACTTCTCCAATCAAACCGGAGTAGTTTTTGAGAGCGACGTGGTAAACAAACATCTCAATCGTAAAGTTGCCAGACCCAAAGTCAAACGCCGGGTCGAGGGAGGTTCCGCGGCGCAGATAGTCCCCGCTGCCGTCAAAATACCCACTCCCGCCATTCACGGCAGGATCGTAAGCAGCCGTGGGTGCGAAAGGAAAAAAAGCGCGTACCTCCGTTGTCGCGTTGTCGGTAACGGTTCTGGGCGTAGTGCTGCTATCTACAAGACGATTAGCTTGGCAGGTAAGAAGAGAGGTCTCTGTACCCTGGGGTGGGTTCTGACCGCCGGAAGTAACGCCTAAAGGAACGGTGCTTGGGGTGAAGTTGCTGGTGTATACGGCTCTCCCATTTACAACACGCAGATTTGACAAATATCCGGCGTAAAACTCTACAGCGCTAGCAGCGCTACGCCCAATCGCCACGTTAATAGCGTTTGTCATACTTGCTGTAATCGTTCCCGACGTTCCCACATTTTGCCCATTCAGCCACAACTTAAATACGTTGCCCTCTCTAGTCAAAGCAACGTGGCTCCACGTATTTAATGCCGCTCCTGTGCTAGCGGTGAAATACCCTGTACCGCCGGCATAATAAAATTCAGGCTTTCCGCTGGAGTCCAACCTAAATGTAATTCCCGCAGACGCCCCTCTTTGAGAAAAAATACTTGGGAAAGTTGAAAAACTTACAGGATATATCCACGCTTCTATTGTTAGATTATTCGTACCAAACCCAAACGCCGTTGCGTCATAGGTGACGCTTAGCCAGTCTATGCTTCCATCAAAATAGTTACTCCACATTCCCGCCCCCAAGCTGAACGGGCTAAACGTGCCTTGGGTGGTGTTGCCTACCCTGGTGATCGGAAAGTCATACGGGCTGCTGTCGATGAACCCCACGTTGCGTACCGTGCCGCTGTATTGGCAGGTGAGGAGCTGGGTGTTGGTGACGTTGGTAAGCGGGGATGTAGGCCCGCCAGCGGGGGGAACGATCGCCGAACTTACGAAACGGGCGTTTGATACATACCCGCGTACGCCATAGTTAGGAGTCGACGGGAAAGAGTTGCCGATTGCGCCGATAGATCTTGTTCCAGAGTCAGTCGCGCTCCCTACAGAAGACCCGTTCAGGTACATCGTTGTAGTTGTGCCACTCCGAACAAGCGCGATGTGGTGCCACTGACCAACCGTAACAAGCCCGGTGCTTGAAACAATAATGTTTGACGTGCCGTTGTAATAAGAAATTGACCCGTTGGTGTTGACGTACACCTGGAGATTGCTGGTCGTAAACTCCCCGAACAAGACGGAGTAGTTTGTGGAAACTCCAGATCCCAAAGCCTCGGGGTAGTACAGACACTCAAAAGTAAAATTGCCTGTAAAGGCTATGTTTGATACGTTTATCGTGCCATCAGTGCCATCAAAATATCCGGAACCGTTGTCATTCGCCGCCAGGGTGAACGGCTGGAATGGGGAGATGCGGGTGTCACCGACGCGGGTGATGGTGAAGTTGTTGGTGCTGTTGTCGACAAAGCGGTTGGATTGGCAGGTGAGGAGCTGGGTGTTGGTGATAGCGGTAAGTGGTGCTGTTGGCGGGGTGAAGGCAGAGGTGTAGACGGCAGTGCCCTTAACTATCCGAACATTGGATATGTAACCACTAAGTAAAGCCGAGTTATCTAAATCTCTTCCAATGTTAATGTCGCCTGCTGTCAAAGTGTAATTGGTAGAGTCACTGGCAGACGCCCGCTCTACACCATCCAAATACATTTTGATAGTGCCGCTATTTCTAACAAACGCAACATGTGTCCATTTATCGTAGTACCCGGAATAACTATAACTAAATAAATTACTCGTGCCGTTAATATTTTGCCAGTAAATTAGCCCTCCAAAAATCAAAGAGGACCAGTATGTACCGGTTTGTGTAGGAGCGACTAAGCCGTGTGTGTTGCTACTGCCATTGGCATATACCCAGAATTCAACTGTGAAATTACCCGTCCCGAAAGCAAAAGCAGCATTATTCGGTAGGCTTAAATAATCCCCCGTACCATCAAAAAACGCGCTGTAGTTCCCTTCGTACGGGCTGAAGTTATCTCCGTACGCATCGCCGTTGACCGTTATCGGATAGTTGTTGTTGGAGTTGTCCGAGAACGCTAAGTATTTCGTCGGGCCAGGGTTGCTGAAATTGTTGGCCCCCTGGTTGCCGTCCCCGTGCAGCAATAAAACGGTCTGATTGAAGTTGGGGTCAACCAGGGGCGCGCTAACGCCGCCCCGCATCAACATCTTTAAGACATTGCTCATGGCTTGCCGACCTCGGTCCCGTAAAGCGTCGAGCCTACTTTCCAAAACATGATCCAGGTGTAGCCCGTCGTAGCCAGCGTGGGCGCCGATGCACTGCCCCCGGCCTTGACCCACGTTGGGTTCACGGTGGTCCAGGTTATCGAGTAGGCAGAACCGTCATCGATACCAAGCAGCACCACCTGGCCGGCTTCAAAGTTGGTTGCCGCGGGCGTTCTTGATGCGCCCAGCGTCACTATCTGAATTGAACCGTTGCCCGGGTCAATCTCAAAGGCGGCGCCATCGACGATTGTGTAAACGGTGTCTTTGAGTTCTTTGAAAGTCTGCTGCGCCGTCCAGCTTTGCGCGACGTTGAGTTTGGCTGTATTGGCGTCATAGGCCTGCACGTTTGTGCCGATGACCAGGCCAAGAGAGGTCCGGGCTGTTGACGCATTGAGGTTCGTGCTTCCGCCGTCCCATTGGAGCCTCTGGGTGTACGCCGAATCCCAGTTTGCTTGGCTTGCCGTGGTTGGAATCGAGTACCCGCTTTGAAGCGATACCGCCAAGGTGCCCGAGGACGTAACCGGAGACCCGCTGACAGTTAGCCCAGTCGGCACCGTTAGGCCAACCGAAGTCACCACACCCGGGAAAGTCTGAGTGCCGGCAAACGTAATGTTGCCGGTCATCGTGCCACCAGAGGTGGGCAGATAGCCCGAGGCTGGCAAGTACGTCGCCGACCAGGCGCTGCCGGTCCAGACCTTCATGATCGAAGAAACGCTGTTCCAATACAGCGCCCCCGTAAGCAACGCGTTGCCGTCGTTGTCTACCGTTGGGTCGGCAGCCTTGCTGCCCAAGTAGCGGTCATCAAACGCGTCGTATACGTTTTCCGCGTTGGTTGCAAATTGCCCAGCCAGGGTGGCGTAAACATCGGCGTTGTTTTCTGACGTTAAAGCATTCGACGCACTGATCGCCGCGGCAGCCGCAGAAGCGGCAGCAGCAGTCGTCGACCCAAAAAGCGTATCGATGTAGTTCTTGGTTGCGGCGTCCTGGGCGTTGGTCGGATCACCCATGCCGGTGATCTTGTTCGCGCCCATGGCGATGGCACCGGTCATGGTGCCGCCAGACAGGTTGAGCTTGAGCGCTAGGGCGTTATCGACCTGGGTCGTGGTGTAGGCATCGGTGATGCCGTAGCCGGCCAGAGTGGTGGGATTTGTGCCTGCCGTGACCCGGCCAAACAGATCTACGGTGACCGACTTGTAGGTGCCGGCCGCCACGCCCGTCTGGGCCAGGTCGATCTCGTCTGCACTGACGGCAATGCGCGAAGCAGAGGCCGTATTGACGTTGAGCGTATTGCCGGTCTTCGACATGCCGTTACCGGCAATCACCTGGCCGGCGCCAGAGAACTGGACAAACGTGACTGCCGTCGTGTTCAGCGTGCCGCCAGCCTGCACCGTGCACACAAATCCGTTGCTAGCGTTGGCCGTGCCCTCTTCCACAAACACGAAGGCGTGGACCAGTTCGTCCCAGGTGTCCGCATCTGCGGTACGAGTCCAGCTGCCCGAGGCAACCTCATAGATGCCGTTCTGCGAAGCCGTGCTCTGGTCTTTGACCAAAACCCGGTTGCCGGCGACTAACGCTACGCCGTCGATCGTCTGGGTATTGCTTAGCGTGATACTGGCTGTCGTGGCGGCACGGACAGACGCCTTGGCGTCCAGCCCCTGGACCGCGTTGTCGACGTAGATTTTGGTGACGGCGTCCTGGGCATTCGTCGGGTTTCCAAGGCCCGTGATCTTGTTCGTGTTCATGGCGATCGCGCCAGACATCGTGCCGCCTGCCAGGGCTAGGCGGGTGGCGACCTGGGTGTCGACGTAGCCCTTGGGCGCGGCATCGCCCGAATTGACGGGCGTCGAAAGGTTTTCAATGGTGCCGGTCGTACCGGCGTCCATATTCAACGTGCCGTTAATCGTGACGTTGGTAAAAGTCGACGTGCCGCTGGATGCCGTCACGTTGCCGGTCACATTGCCTGCGACGTTTCCAGTCACGTTGCCGGTCACATTGCCGGTCACGTTGCCGGTCAAACTGCCCGTAAAGCCGCTCGAGGCGCTGACCGTGGTGAAGGCGCCGGAAGACGCCGTGGTGCCCCCGATGGGCGTGCCATTGATCGTGCCGCCGGCAATAACGACCGTGCTGCCAAGGTTGGCTGTGCCAGAGACGGTGAGATTGGTGAAGCTGCCCGTGGAGGGAGTCGCAGCCCCGATGGGAGTGTTATTGATTGAGCCGAGGGTGATGGCTATGCCGCTGAGAGAGCTGGCTGCTACAAGAGCCGTGCCGCCTGCGTTGACGACAACAACCTTGTTGCCGTTGCCCGAAAGAGTGGGCAGCTTGTCAAAGCCGTCGGTGACGAGCTCGAGCTCGGCGCGCAGCTGCGCAGACGAGCCCGGTGAGTTTGGGGTGGGGTATGTCGAGTGAACGTAATAGCTATTGCTCATCGGAGTCCTCTGCGCGGCGTGTAGTGAACAACTATGCTGTTGACAGTGAAGGGCTGAAACAACGCAGAGACCGACGAAATCCGAATGGCCATGTTCTCAGCGGTTCCTTGCACCTCGACTTCCGACGGCGAAATGTCAGATCCATCCCAAACAAAGTTGTCCCAGGTCATGCTGTCCCAATATCCGGAACGCAAGTCGTTTTCGTATGTCAGGTCGACGGCTTGATCTAGCGCCGTGGACCGGTACGCCAGGTCGTAGCCAAAGGCAATCTCGGCGTAGGAGTCGCCGGTCAACTCCACACTGGCCTTGCGATAGCGCTTCAGCACCCGCGGCGACTTTGTACTGTTGTAGACGAGGTTCAGGTTGGCCGCGATGGACTCGCCGTCGAAACTTGTCCCGACGTCCATCTGGTAAACAAACCCATTGCTGGACCCGAAAAACGAAATGGCGCCTCCGTCGCTGGCCTCGCCTTCTGTGGTGCAAAGCGCAGGATTCAGCAGCTGCACCGGCATCGGGCCCAGGACCTTGCCGTTAAGCACAGTCAGGTAGACCGCCGCCCCATCGCTGAAGAACACCCGGTACTGACCTTTGATTCGGTTGACCGTGCTCGCACACGCCAGGGTTAGCCGCTGCTCAATGAACGGCCGAATGTTCATCGTCAAAGACGCCGGCAAGAAGTTGCCGAAGTTCAGCGACGTGCCCAGGCTCATAATCCCGCGGTCGTCCAGCACGTAGGCCTGGTCCATGTTCTGGGCCGTGTATGCCAGGGCACCCGTGCCGGTGTTGAACGTGGAGAGCTGGAAGTTTCCAGAGCTCGTGCCGTACAACACAGACGTGTCTGTGCGGGTGTAAACCGCCAATGCGCCGCTTGACTGGTCTCCGGGCAGCGGCAGCAGGTTGGTGATCTCAGCGTTCATCGCCAGTTCGCCCGCCCCCAGCAGCGGGGTCCAGTTGTACGGGTTGCCAAGCGACGAGAACTGCAGCGATGCGCCAAAGCTCAAAAACAGGTGCTGCTTGTGAAAGGCAATGTGCTTCGGCGTATCCACCGCCATGCCGGTGCGGATCGGTACAAACGTGGTGCCGTCAAAAGAAAAAGCCTTGTTCACGCCATCACAGCCGTACATCTTGTAGTTGGCTGTGCCGCCACCAAAATTTGCTACGACAATTTCAAACCGCCCGTTTGGCGACAAAGTCGTTGTGGAATACGTGCCGACAGACTCCGCCGCTTTAAGGCCGCCCACGTACACGTGTTCGCCTGCGACCGGGGTGCCGGTCATGTTGGTGAACACGATGTAGCCGGCAGCATCACCGCCGGCCCACGTGCCCGACAGCACAACCACGGCCTTGACCAGTGCGGTAGCCCCGCTGGTGTGGCCGACGATCGTGTCACCCGGAAAGATTTCACGGGTGCCGGTATCAAAATCAAACGTGGCCATCAAGTCCACCTGGGTCCAGCCCGAGGTTGTGGACTTGTACATGTTGGTTGCTGTGCCGGCGACGTTGTTACGCCAGGCGTAGACCGTGCCGTTGTAGAGCCCCACCCCGCGAATCGGCCCGGAGCCAGGCACCGCCTGGATGTCGGCGCGGTAATCATTCGCGGCCAAGGCTTTGTAGGTGGCGTCCTCTAGGCCGTCAGCCGAGGGGCCTTGCACCGTCGTAATCTGCGCCTGGGTATTGCCGCCGACGGTTAAAAATTCGCCGGCAACAAAGTCCCCAACAAGGCGCGTCAGAACGACATTGCTGCCGCTCACTGCAATGACCTTGCCCGTAGCCGCCGAGCTCGACCCGGTCACGGAGTTGCCGACAGATACGGTGCCCGTGATGTTGCAGATCAAAATCGAATACACCGCGTCCGACGGGCTTGGCCGCCCATCAAAGCGCTCGTACCCCGCAATCCGCGTATAGCCGCCGGTGATCGAGCACTCGAAATTCGCCGCCCGCCGGGCCACGCCTGGTGGCAACGACAGGGTCGGGGTGATCTGATCCAGGCCGCCGGCGAGTCGAATCAGGTCATAGTTGACCGGCGGAGTCTTTAGCGGCATCGCAGGCCCCCTACGCCAGAGGTGGCCCGCTCACTGGAACCGTGAGCTGGTCGAGCTCGAGCCGGTTCATCAGCCGTTTGAATTCTGACTCCCCGCGCTGGTAAACCTCAGGCGCAGCCTCGTACCCGCCGTAGTACATCATGGCGCGGTAGACGATGATCATGTGGAACCGATCCGGCAGCGCCGGCTCGTCCACGTCCGCAGACAGCTCCACGGGGCGCTGGTAGTACTCGCCGGTAATCACATAAGGCTGGTCGGGGATAGACCCGAAGCCCAGGCTTTTGTTGACGCCGGGCACGATCGTCACGACCACGGGCCTGGCGTACGTCGTCCGCATGTTTCCGTACTGGTACAGATTGCGAAACGTCGTGTACTCCATGTAGTTCAGCAACTGCTCGTCCCGGTAGTTCTGGCCCACCGATGAACACCGGAAGCTGTCGCGCTTCCAGTTGGCAAAGGTGCTGCCTATGCCGGCTTGTGTCGGGGTGTAGGTCTGCTGCTGCGTAACCGTGTTGAACTCCACCGGCGCCCGCAACCACTGCCAGTCTTCTTTCGAAGTCTGAATGTCGACCCAAGCGCTGTTGACCCAGCTGGCCATCCGCAAGGATTCGCCAGACAGGTTCTGCGCCGTCGGCAACGGAGTGCGAGCGCCAGAGACGCCGCACTCCACCCTGGCACGGTTAACGAGCTGCAGGTAATTCATTAGGCCGGCTCAGCCAGGACGTTCTGCAGCCAGGCGCGGCCGCGCGGGTTCTTGTCTTCGACCAGGTCGAAGGGATAGGCCAGGCCGTGCCGTGCGCGCAGCTCAGAGACGTCAGGGGCGGCCGGGTTCGGCGTGACCTGCGTGTACTTGGTCTCCTTCATGCGGGCCAAGATCTCGACGTACTTGCGCTTCACCGTCGTCGGATAGCCGCGGATGATGGGCTGGTTCGTGCCGTTGCAGTTCACGATCACGTGCGGTGCCTGGTTCTCATCCGTGGTCGAATGAATCATCACAGTCACCAGCTCGTTCATGAAGGCTTCGTCAGAAACCAGCTGCGAAAGGTCTTTGGACTCGGCCACCGTTTCAACAACCGGCGCATCGTCCGAAATTTCGATCCCCTGTATGGGTGTATTTTTTGCCATCTCTACAACTCCTTGTGGTTGGAAAACACGTGCCAAAAAAGAGGGGCGCCGAAGCGCCCCTCAAACTCCCAGGGGAGGGACCAGGGAGATGGCAACAAATTACTGCGCGCTACCCGGCATGACCATGCAATCCATGAAGACGTCGGTGACGCCAGCATTGCTAAGGTCAGTGGAGCCGGGAGTAAACGTGGTCGACGAGTTCGTCGTGACCTTGATCATGCCGACCAGGGTCAGATCGTTAGCCGGGGCAGCAGGCACGGGACAGGGCTGACCAGCTTCCACGACGGGGCCGCGGGAGTTAGAGAAGTTGCCCGAACCGTCGATCCACACGGCATACAGCGCCGCGCTGGAGGGAGGAACGGTGCCGATGCCGGCCGTGAAAGCCACGTTGTCGGTAGCACCCTTGGACTTAAACACGCCATTGCTGGTGTAGGTCAGCGTGTTGGTCGTCTTGTAGGTATTGGCGTTGGTACCTTCGGCAACGCCCGCGGCGGTCAGCGACACGTAGCCGCTGTTGAGTTGCTCAATGTTGTAAGACATGTCTTTAACTCCTTAATCTTTGACGTAAGTTGCGATGGTGGCCGCGTAGTTGGTGTCAGCGACACCGGTGTCTGCGTCCAGTTTTGCGCCAACAGCCTGCAGGCAGTTCACAACGGCGGCCAAGAGCTGTCCAAGCTCTTGCCGGTCGATGCCGTCTGCCAGGCGATTGACGCGCTCATTTACTGATTCAGCGGGCATGTAAGTGTCCTTTCAAAATGTCGGCAGACCCGAAGATCTGCCGACGTTTTCATCAAAGAGCCGTCACGCCAGCCTCAATACGGGCCATGAAGGCGTCGTTGAGGCGGACAGTGGCGAACCAGGTGGAAGCCCCGACATAACCAAACTGACCCAGGGGGTTAGCGTGGTTGGTCTGGGAGGCCTTGAGCACGATGGGCTTGATGGCAGACATGCCCTTGAGTGCAACCTGACCCCAGGCGTCTTCACCGATGATGATGAAGGGGTACACGTCCACGTTCGAAGCACCGACAGACAGCATGCCGTTGAGCGTGCTTGAACCGGCAGCAAGGAAGGGCTTCAGAAGCGGAGAGCTGATGAAGCGGAAGTCTTCGCAAGCGCCAATTTCGCGGTCGTGGATGGGTTTGAACGAACCGTACTCTTCGACGCGGGTAAAGCCGGGAAGATTACGGATGTCAGAGACCGCATCGGTGTGCACGAACACGATGTAGGCGGGCTGCACAGCACGGGTGCCGAAGTTCACGCCAGGGGCGAGACGGGAAGTCACGCGGCGGGAGCGGTTGGACTCGAGCGTACGGGCCGACTTACGCAGGGCGTTCAGGCTGATGGCGGTGTTGATGCCCGAGCGGCTGGAGCCGTTCGAGTAGATCACCGTGGAGCCAGCCTTCAGCACGCCGTAGCGAACCATCTCCATCACCTCGGCCAGGGTCTCGCCGGTGAGCTTGACCATTTCGCCGGGGATGTCGTCCTCATACAGCTGCTCGACTTTGGAGCTGTACTTGAACAGGATGCCGTACTGCTGGAGCTGAACCGACACGTCCTGGAAGCTGATCGTGTTGGCGTTGGGGGTCACACCTTCTGCAAGCACAAAGTTGCTGGCAGTGATGTCAGGCGTGCCGACGTAGCGGCTGGAGCCCTCGATCGTGGTGCCGGTGGTGGAGGCGCCAAAAGGCAGAGTCCGGCGGAACACCAGGGTGTCCGTGGAGTTCTGCGGCATTTCGCGCTGGGTGCCGAAGTCACCGAGAACGGTGATGGGTTGGGCGTGCTCAAGCATGCCCTGTGCAGCACGGATTAGGTTCCGTGAGGCAACGGTGCCGTAATTCTGAATAGACATGATTTACTTCCTTCTAAAAAAAGTTGAGATTAAAACCCGCGCTGCGCTCGAGTTTTCTCGCGCTGTGCGGCTTCGTAGTTCCAAAGCTCTGATGGCGACATGTCGTCCAGTGTTTTGGGCGGCGGTGTCTGACCAGGTCTTACGGTCGCGGCTGCAGCGAGACGTGCTCCGCGCTCTTGCCGAATTTCCGTAGCAGAACGCTTCTTCGTGTCGTGAAACAGGTCCAACATACGAATTGCATCCCGCGCCGAGTTGCTGTTCGCTAAAGCCTGAACCTCGGGCGACTGCACGGTGAACCATTGAACAAAGTCGGTTGAATTGACCGTGTTCTTCCAGTCCTCGTACTTGCCCTCGATCCGAGCCTCTTCCATGGTTCGAGCCATCTCGGCCTTGGTCTGCGAAACCTGCTGCTGCACGTAGGCGGCGACCGCTTGCGGGTCGAGGCCTGGTGCTGCCGGTTTGACGCTTCCCAGTTTGGCCGCGACGTACTCTTCCATCGCGCCAGCCCACTCGGGGAAATCTTGCTTGAGCTGCTCCCACTTCTCTGGGTTCTTGGCTGCGGCAGCCATTTGTCCCTGCGATGGCGCATCTTGCGGAGCCACTTGCGTGGCGGCCTGACGGGCCTGCTGGAATTCACGCTGCATCGCTGCCACGCGACCCTCAGCGGTCTTTACGTGGTGCAGCAGTTGGGCGTTTGCCTGCTCCAACTGGGAGATCTTGGCCAATGCGGCCTTGACTTCCTGCGGGAGACCAGCCAGTGGATCGGCCGGCGCCGGTTCTTCTGCGGGTTGGGTGTCGGCGGAAGCCTCTTGAGCCGGGGGCTCTTCAGATCCGCTTGCTTGCGGCGCAGCTTCATCAGCCGACGGCGCAGTGGCCTGTGGCTCGACCGCGGGTTGTTCACCAGCGCCGAGTTTCGTGGCCTCTTCGTTCCAAATGTCCTGCAGTTGATCCTGCGACAAGTTTTCTTCCACTGTTACGCCTCCAAAAAACAAAACCGCCCGTAGGCGGCCTTTTTGCCAAGGTCAACCGGGCGTTATTCCGGGTCGACCACCACTTCTCGAGTTGCCGACTTGGGCAAGTCGAGGAATTTTTTTAGTGTTCTTATCTCACCGCGCAATGCCGCGGTGTCTTCTGCGTTCAGACCAATGGCGTCGTTCTTCTCCCGGGCCCGTTTCAGCTGTTCTTCGGCCCATTTACGCAATTGGTGCCAGGTGGCAGATTGGAAATCGATCATAGAAATGAAAAGGCCGCGCTAGGCGGCCGTTATGAATTCTGTGGACGCGAGGTCCCCGCGAAATTGTACGTCGGAGTCTAGTATTTCCGCAACTACCCAAAAAATCACGTCAAAAACCGCAGTATCTCCTCAGCCACTTCAAGAATCACGTCAAAAACCGCAGTTTGTACAGCGTTGTCTGGTAAATCCCAACCACCTCGTCGATGACGTTGTGCAATGAGGACTCTGTACGGGGGCAAATCTTCTCCCGGTTGTCCTCAATCCAGGACACCTGCTGGTCCAGGATGTCGGCGATCTCCCCTTCGAACTCGTTGTCGGCCAGTGGCACGTCCAAAAGCTCGTTGTACCGCCCCTGGTACTGCTCTACGAAGCCATCCAGCAGGGCAAGCACGCCCTCGTAGAACCCTTGCAGGGCTACGTGCGCCGCGTAGCTGGTGGTTTTCCAGTGTGCGCGATGTGCCAGGTCTCTACCGACCAGGACCATTGCGACAAATTGACCGGCTTGCTTACTCATGCTCGTCCTTTCTTGTTCTTAATCGCCGCGGGGGCGGTATACGGGCACGCCATAGCGCACGCCCTTGCCCTTCATTACTTCGCCAACAAGACCGCTCTCGATTTCGGCCAGGCTGGGCGCGTTCATCTTAGAAACCTGGGCCGGCGTGGCCGCCGGGGCTTTGCGGTCAAAGGTCTTCTTCCATTCGGGCGGAGACTCCATGTACGTGGAGGCGTCACGGCTGAAGTTGTACGTTGTCGGCGTAACCCAATCCCCGTAATCCTGCCCGGGAACTACAGCGTCAAGCCGCCATTCCGGCGTGATGTAGACAGGATTGCCGGCAAAATCTAAATGCGAGACGTACCCGCTGTCGTCTGAATACTTCCGTACTCCTGTCACGGATTCCCGCTTAACTTCCGTCGGGTTTTGCCGCAGCTGCCGATAGCCCTGGCCGCCAGGGATGTTGGTCGCGCCGTAAGCCGTCTGATCAAAACCCCGGGGCAGAGACGCGCCAATTAACGCGCCGCCGGAGTTCACCGCACTGACGTTGCCGCCGCCGTCGATGACCAACAGATTGCCGTTCTGGTCCTTGACCAGGGTCGTCTTGTATTTGTCAACGCCGCGGTTGTACCGGTTGATCTGACGCTGGTACGCCTCCAGGGCGCGCTGGTAGCTGTCTTGTTCGCGGGCGAGTACCGACATCGCTTAGCCCCCCGCCTGCATCTGCCCGGGCGCCCGGCCCCCTGGCACGTTGTAAAAGTAAAGCATCGGATTCTGATTGGTCAGCAGGCCAGGGGCGCCTGTCGGCGCGTTAATTGTTGGCGTGTAGTTCAACAGCCCGGCGTTGTTGATAAGCCCCGGCTGTGGCTGCTGTTGTACGACGCCGCCCCCGGTCGTCGCCGCACTTGGCTGCGTGCTTTGGTCCACCACCCGGGCTCGCGCCATCAGATCAGACGAGTTTCGCGTTGGGGCTCTCGCAACCTTCGGGGCTTCGCGCACATCGATCTTGGTTGGCCGCGTTGGTTGAGAAGGCGTTGTGCTCCCTGTCGACGGAGTGGTGGGTGTTGATTTGGCCGGGCCCGATGTAGCCGAGCCCAATGTAGTCGGCGTTGTGGGCGCCGATGTAGTTGGCGCTGACGCCGCGGAACCGGCTGGCGTATTGGTCGGCGCTTGGCCAGCGGAGGGTTGTTGCTCTGTGACTTCGGCGCTTTCACGTGGCGCGTACACCGCTTTATATGAATGCGATATAGACGCCGGGGTGTAATCGATCGCGGGCAGCTCGTACTTTTTTTCTGGGTCAAAGTTACCGCTAAGGATCGCGTTGTACGTGTCACTGGCGTATGCAAGCTGTTTATCTGCCAGGCCCCTAACGGAATTCCTTGCGGCTTTGAACTGCGTGCCGATTTCGTTTAATGCCCCCGAATAGTTGGCGGTTAGCTTTTTTACGAGTTCTGAAAACTCTGCCGGCGGGATAAGACCGCCGTCCCGCAGCCGCGCGGCCTCGGCCATGTCATTCTCGTAGGCTTTTTGTGCCGCGGCTCTTTGAACCGTCTGCTCCTCGGACAATCGGTCGTACTCAGCATTTCGCTGCCCAAAGATCTGGTCAAACATTTGATTTTGGACTTTGCTTGCATTGCTACTCAAATACTGTTGACGTTCCTCAATAATCTTGTTCGCCGCTGCTTGCGAGAACAGGTCTTGTGAAAGACCCGCAAATTGGGCGCGTTCCGCATCAGAAAATATGTTTGATTTCGCAGCCTTTTCATACGCCCGGGCGAGCCACCGCTCATCGCCAGAGATAGCATTTGATCCTCTGGCCAAAGATTCTTGTATGCGCCACTTTGCGTGGTCAATTTGATACAAAGCGTCGGCTTTTTGAAAATTCAATGCCATGTTTCGGTAGGCATCAATGCCGCCAACAGAGTTGACCACCTTCAATACCTCGGGGTAACTCTGAATGCCGTTCTTGATGTAGCGGTCAATATCTTGGACCTCCCACCGCGGCAGGTCTGGATTCCAATATGGGGCTTTGGGTTCTTGCATTCTTAGCGCTCCTTACCCGGGAAACTGCACGCCTGTTGGCATCTTGAACAGCTGCTGATTGACGCCCGTAATCAGGCCGCCTGTGCCAGCGTTGATGGGCACCTGGTAGGTCGGCATCTGATTGCCGGCGTTGTTGATGAGCCCCTGGTTGCCCTGGTTCAAGAGAGGCTTGGTGTAGCTGTAGTTCGTCACGCCCGCTGCCAGCGCTGCAGCCGCCGAGCTGTACGACCTGCCGTCCGGGCCGTAGACCACGCCCGTCGTGCCCATGCCGCCCATCACGTTGTCGTTGGTCGATATGCCAGCGTCGATCACGCCCTGGCCGCTCGTCGTGTTGCCACCAGTCGTGCCGCCACCGCCCGGCTGTGGGCCGGGTATCAACGGATCTGCGCCTGGCAGCGGCGGGTTGCCGCGGTTCGGGTTGTAGGGCGACACGCCACGCACGTTGCCCAGGTTCGGATTGTTCGACGGGCCCAGCACGGGCAGATTGCCGCCGGCCGCACCGTAGGCCTGCCACTCCTGGTCCAGCCGCTGCCGGCGCTCGAGCTCGGCCTGCTCTGCGGCCATCTGCTTGTCGTACCAGTTCGGGTCTTTCCACGGGGCGACGACATCCGGGCTGCCGCCCGCGGCCAGCTGGTTCTGCGCCTGCAGATTGGCGTTGTCGGCCATCGCCCCGACCTCATCGCGGTACGGGTCCAGGCCCTTCTCGGCAACGATGTCGCCAATGCGGCGGTTGGTTAGTGGGTCGATCTGCTGCAACTGCCAATCAACGAAGGCTTTTTGTTCTGCTGTTAACGCCACGATCTATCCTTTCTGGGGCTAAATGCCCGATCCCGCAACGAGCTTCAGACGCTGTTCGGCAGCGAACAGCTCCTTCTTGCCACGTTCCTTTATCGCCGTATCCGCCAACTTCGCTTTGATCTGCTCAAGGCTCAGATTTTGCGCATTAGCCATCTTTAGCATCTCTATTTCGCGGGTTAACTGCATCTCTTCACGCCGCGCGGCGATGTCGGCCTGCTTGATCTGCAGCCTTGTCTGCAGCTCTGCCAGGTCGCCCTGGTTCTGCGCCTGCACGCGCTGCATGTCTGTCTGCGCCCGGATCTGGGCTGCGGCGATGCGCGGGTCGGGCGGCTGCTGCGCGGCTGCCTGCTGCTGCATCTCCTTGATCTTCTCGATCTCTTCTTCGGACTTGAAGACCTCTGCCGGGTCGACGTGCTGCGCCTGTAGCGCCTTCTCGAAGAGCTTCTTCGGGTCGATGAACATGCCGAAGATCGGATTGGCCGCAGCGGCCAGGAGGTTCAAGAACGCCTGGTTCTGAATGTCCCGGACCATCAGGGCGCTCGAGCCACGGGCGTCAATCGTGAAGTCGCCCTTGATCTCCTCGTCCTCGTTGTAAAGCATGTTGTAGTCGTAGTACCGGCGGATGTGCGGCTTGGTCACCATGTCATCGAACTGCTTGACCAGGCGGCGCAGCACGACGTTGGCGCTATTCATCAGCATCTGCATGCCGCCCACCGTGTCCGGTGCCGCGCCCTTTTCGCCCTGCATCATCACCGGCACGCCCGTCTCGGCATCTGCCAGTTCGGTGGCCATCTTGATAATCCCGGCGAGCTCGGCCTGGTGGCTGTCGAATTCGAACGTGGCGAAGGCCTTCCTAACGTCATCCATGTCATCCGTGGCAAACCAGATCTTGCGGCTGGAGAGCTGCCACTGCTTGTCTGCCGGCTGGATTACGTTGGGGTTCATCACGATCTGCGGGCCCGAGGACACGCCTGCGTTGTCCATCATCTGGCGCCAGGCCGCGTTCAACACCTTCTGCTGGGCGCGCATGAGATACGGCACGCCATAGCCCCAGCAGCTGCCCGAGACTTTCTCCCAGACGTAGAAGTCGTACGGCATCTGGCCGTCGTCCAGCGGGTTCATGAACGCCTTGACCACCGTGTCGTTGATCATCACCACGCAGGCGCTGACGGCACGCAGCTCGTCTTTCTCGCCCACCTCAACGCCAGCGGCTTCGAGGTCCTCGTGATCGACCTCGCCCCAGTACTCCCACAGCTCATAGGTGTCGCGGGCCAGGTCGCGCTGCTCTTCGTCCTTGAGCTCTTGGAAACTGGCCGACTTCTTCGGGCCCTCTTCCAGGACTTTGCGGATCTGCTCCTTCATGTAGCCCGGCTGCTTGACCAAATCGCGGACCTGTTTGGCCGTGAGCTTCTGCCGCTCGTACATCCCTTTGCCGTCGTGGATGTTCTCGCCGCAGCCCGGGTCGGGCCACACGTTACGTGGGTCCACGCGGAATGAGGCGGGGTTCAATTCCTCGACGATCTGGACCTGGTAGATCATCTGCCCCATGGCGTCCGTATACGGCTGCCAGGCTTTGCGCGTGCGGTTCATCACCACCGGGCCCTTAATCACGCCAGTGCCCAGCACCGCGGCGTCGTGAATGACCTTGCGCAGCTCGCCGTTGTAGTCACACTCCACCAGCTGGTCGTCGATCTCGGTCTGCATGGCCACGGCCTTCTTGCGCGCCATCTCCATCACCGCCCGGGCGATCTCCTTCTTGCGCAGCGGCTGGCCAGTCTTGGGGTCTATGACCGGCTGACCGGTGTTGGGGTCCACCGCCATGTCCTCGTTCATGGTCATGTTCATGAGCTCAGGCTCAGGCGTGGGCTGAATGCCCCAGTTGCGATCGTCGGTGGGCAGCAGGATGTCGGCCACGCGGGCCTCTGCAGCGTTGGTCTTTTGCCGCGTCATGCCGATAAAGACAGTCGACCGGTGCGGCTTGGCGTGCTGCGTGGTGACGGGGTAGCCCTGCTCCACGGACGTCATCATCTGTGACGCCGCGCGGTTGACGTTGTCCTTGCCGTTGTACTGGTCCTCGTCCTCGAGCCAGCGCTTGTCCACGCCGTAGCTGTAGCGGTTGCGTATCCACTCGTCGCGCTGCTTGGCCATGCTGTGGCCGAAGGCCTGCAGGCGCTCTTCCATCTTCTCGCGCTCTGCCTCGGGGTCCATGACCTCTATCTCGACATCGACCTGCTCAATTTGCATTTCGGGCATATATCAATCCTCTTTCTTCTTTACCGCGGCATCACACGCGTCTGCGCCGACGCACGAAAAGACGCGAAGCTGAACTCTGCGCGCCGCCGTTTGTTCCAGGATTAAAAAGCAATAGCAGCACGATTAACCCTCCTGTTGGCAATTGTGGTCTTCGGATTGGTACAGCTCAGCAGTCGCCGGCTCGTTCCAGTCGGTGCCCTCGTCGTTGAGGACCTGCCACTTTTTGCCGCAGTGCTGACAGGAAATGTGGGCAATGCTTTCGTTTATTTCGTTCATGTTAAGTAATTGCCTGGCAATCAAGTTGGAATGAGGTCTGCGCCACGCTGCCGTTCGTGTAGACAACCCGAACGTAGCGGTAGACGAGGTCCGAGGTAATCGTTGTCAAAGTTCCCGCGGCCACCGTTGCTTGGTTAGTCTGGCGCCAGTTGGTGTTATCCCGGCTTTGTTGAATCACAAAACCGTTAGTCGCGCTCGCCTGGTCGCTGTAAGCAGTGAACATGACTTGCTTGTAAAGCCGGTTTGTGTCGCCAAAATCCAGGGCGGCGGAGGTCTGCACGCCGTTCGCACCAATCGTGGTTGTAGATATTTGGATGAAGTGCGGATCTGGAAACGTGAGCTCACTGCTAAAGGCGCCGTTATAAATCGACATCGTTGCCAACCGAAACACCGTTTGCGCGGCGGCGCCGTTGACAAACCGCAAACGGTAATAACGTGATGTCAAAGGGAACGTGAAGGTTTGCCAGTTCGCGCTGCTGTTGACTGGCACGATGAACTGCGCAAACCAGGTGGTCGGCGTGGTTGACGTCGTTTCGCTGCCGACCTCAAAAATCAGCGTGCCAGGCGTCTGGCCAGCGGTGTGGACAATTGAGACGTTGATCGCCGTGAAATAAGTCGTACCGCTTGTTGTCGACGCGGCAGCGTTAGTTGTGCTGCCGGTGTACGTCGCACCGGCTCCAAGGTTTGTACTTGTGAGTAGAGAGTAGGCGTTGTTGTTTAAGGGTGTGATTGAACCGGAGCTGATTGAGCCGCCGTTCATAAACACCGGCACAGACGCGGCCGCGACACCGTTTGGCTGCACCTCAACCCGCTCGCGCAGGTAATCGAAAATGCGCACAAAGGCGATACGGGCATCTGTGCGTTTGATCACTGTGCCGCCGCAGCTGGTTGGCGACAGCGCAGGCAGCGTGGTTGCGGGATTGATTGGCGCAAGTCGGATTGATGTCGTCGAAACATCAACCACCCGATATACACCGTCAACGCCCAGGTCTGCGCCCGACACCACATCCCGGCATCCGTACACGTTTACATAGTCGCCAATCAGCCAAGACCAGTTGGCGCTTGCTGACAGCGACAGTTCATTAGAAGCCACTGAGGCAGACTGCAACGCCAAACTTGGAAAAGCCGTTGGCACGTTGGCGCCATTACCGACGGCCACCATGCCGCCGTACGAGGTTGCGGTGGCTGACGCACCAAAAGCAACGGTGAACTGCGTGCTGTTCAAAACAGTCGCAGTGGTGGGCGCTGTCAGGTTTGCAAAGTTGGTCTGGTCACGAATGCCGTAAACCACGACCGTGTTGCCAGTCGTCAAACCGTGCGGGCCGTCCGTTGTGATCGTCGCAGTCGTAGAGCCGGACTTCACCGCCGACACAATCTTTGCCGCGGGGACTGTTAGGCCCTTGTTGTTTGTAAACCGAAACCGCAGCTTGTACTGTTTCGTCGGATCAGGCACGACCTGAGTACGCAGCAGACGCGAGGTTGGTGCGCTCGTGGTATCGACGGTAGCGTCCAGCCACTGCACCCGGTCTGCTTGCAAAATGAATCTGAATTCGGACGTCGGCAAAAACGAGTACGTATACGGAGAGACAATGCTCTGGATGCTAGCCGCGCTTCCAACCGTTATGGCGTGGTTGCCACCCGTAGTGCCCGAAGGCAGCGCGTCGCCAGAAGCTGAACGCGAATACATCGACGCGTTGGTTGTGCTGGTGTTCTCAAAAATCTGTGATACGCCGTTCTGCGCGTAACCCAACGCAGATCGAAAATACACATACCCGTCCGCACCGCCAGACAACGAGACAGACGGAATCGTGCCGCCAGGGCCGGCGGTGCAAGTGAACTGTGTTGCGCTCGGCGTGGTCGCGACAACCAACGCCGGATAGTTCAGCCGGCTGTCGATGCAGCCATAGATACCAATGCGCTTGCCTGGAACGAGGTCATGCGGCGTGGCGGTGTTGACCGTCAGAACCGTCGTGGTCTGGCTGATGCTGCTGATCGCAACGTCATTGACGGGAGACGATGGCGTCTCAGTGCTTATTAACTCGACCGACAACTCTTGGCCCAGTATGCGCTGCGAGAAAGCCAACCCCACAGCAACTTCAAGCGGCATGCTGTACGCAGCGATCGTCTCCAGCGTGGTCACGCCACCAACCGACAGCGGGTCTTTGGATATGACCAGGTACGACGCGGAGACTGCGTTGCCGTCGAGCTGAACGATGTCATTGGCATCTTGGACCAGGGTCCAGTTGACGCCGTTTACGAAAGACTCAAACGCGTCTCGAAACTTGCCAACGATGTTGGCCGGTGCAACAGGCAGCCCGTTGCTGGCAGAAACGTCGCCGTCATAGACACCGTCTGCGCCAATAGCGAGTTTGACGCGTTGGAATTTGACGCCACCGATGTCATCCGTGGCGATTGTGTCGCCACCGTGGCCCGTGTTAATGACGGTGTTATCTGACATGCAACGCCCCCTTAAACGAACTTAGCGCGCATGGACTCGATTGCCTTGACCATAGCGTCGTGTTGCTTAGTAAGCTCGCGAAGATCGCTCTCCAACTTGGCGACACTCCCGCTCACTTCTGCCGCCCGCTGCTCAGCCGTCTGAGCTATCGCGATCTGCTCTGCCGCTTTGACCTGCGCAGCAGCGATGGTCTTGTCCGCCTGCTTCTTCGCAGTCTCGACAATCGCAGCAGCCTCAGCCTTCGCCTTGTCCTTGGCCTGGGCGACGACGTCTTTGGCCTCAGCCTTGGCCAGGTCATAGGCCGCCTTGTTAGCCGCCTCCTGGCTCTTGGCTGTTTCGATCAGCTGGGCCAGCTCTGCCGCCGCCTGGTCCCGCTGCGCCGCCGCTGCAGCCGCCGCCTTCTCCGCTTCGACCGCGGCCTGCTCAAACGAGCCAGCGCGCTCCAGGGCGTCTGCGGCCTTTACGAAAACCTCGTACTGCTTTGCCGCCCGGCGAATGGCGTCGGCGGCGTCAAGATAGTTGTTGCTCATGATTGGTAGGCCTTTCTCATGCAAAGGGTGATGGTGAGTGCTGTCGTGCCGTCGCCGGCTGTGACCAGGGGGCGGACATACCGGGGCAGCTCCGTGGCTTGTTCGATCTTCTGCGAAGTGAACGTCAAGGCGTTGCCCTGCGGGTCGGTAAGCGGGGCCCAGTTCGTAGCGTCGTTGCTGCCCTGTACTGTGCAGCTGCCCCCGGAACCGAAGGTGCCGCTGACCTGGAAACAGCGGTCGGCGAAGTCGACCCAATCGACCGGCGCGCCATCGTCTCCGTTATTCATTCCAGTCCAAGTCACAAGACGGGCTTTGCCGCTTGGCGTGATGTCGGCCAGGGTGGCCTGTCTAGTTGGCATAGCTAACTCCTCTTAAAAGTAAGTGTTGCGCTGGTGATCAGATCCTCTTGCCGGCCCAGTTGACCGGCAGGCAGGTCGCTGCAACCAGCTCGGCGCCCTGCTCCTCGAAATGCACGTGAACCTGCGCGGCCAGGGCCTGGCACTCGTCCTTACTTGCCAGGGGCTCGTGAATGGACGCCCAGAAGGCGCACTCGCCGCCCACGCAGAACACGACCACCGCCAGCCACTGGACCATGTCAGTACCCCATCTCTGGGTCAAAGACCCCAAAGTTCACTACCGGTAGCGCCCCGCGCTGTATGCGGGCGCCGGCCTCTTCGTGTGTCTTGGCGTACCGCCGCATCATCAGTGCGTAGCGGGTGGCGGCCATCAGGTCGTCGCCGTCCTTGACGACCAGGCCGTCCTTGCGGTGGTACAGCCGGAACTCCTCAAACCAGTCGCCCAGGTGGGCGAATACCTTCAGCCGCATGGTCTGCATGCGGGTCAGCATCTCGGCTAAGCCCGCCTCGACGCCAGCGGTGCCGTCGTCGAATGTCGCCCGCTGACGCAGCATGGCGAGGCCCTGGGCCCGGTATTGGTCAGCCAATTGCAGGCCTGACCCCTTGTCGCGCTGTAGCCCGTCGTGGGGCCACGCGACCGGTATCCAGTCGCCGCGGGCGCGTATCGACGCGGCGTGTATGGCGATCGAGGCGTCCTTCACCCGGTACGTGTCTGTGACGTAGACGGTGTCCGAGTCCCGGTCCCAGGCCAGCCACGTGGCCGCTGTGGGGTGGTCTATCCCAAAGTCCAGACCGACGATGCGGGGCCAGTGGGGCGGGATCGGGAACGGCTGCACCTTGATGCCGTCCTCGACAACCGGGAACACCCGGCCAGAGCCCAAGATGGGTATGCCCTTGGCCCGGGCCTCCCGCTCGTGCTCCGGGTAGCTGGCGATGATGGCTGCCCGCTGCTCCGGGGTGTAGTGCTCGGCGTCCTCGATCGTCATGTTGGTGACGGTCGTGCCCTCGGGCTTGTCCAGCAGGTAGCGCTTCACGACCTCGGACATGCCGAGCAGCGGGGTGAAGGTCACGAAGACCAGGCCGCCGGTGGCGTTGGTCCGGGTCAGCGCCTCGCTGTAGATGGCCTGGGGCGGCTCCTCGTCCATCCAGACCAGGTCCACGGTGTCGGCCTGCCACTTCGTCCGCCCCTGGTCGTAGCTGTTGAACTGGATCACGGAGTCTTCGCCGCACACGTGCCGCACGACGATCGAGCTCACAGCATCGGGGACCCCAGCCTTCATGCTGGTGTCGCGCAGGGTGTCGTGGGGGATGGCGCCCGTGCCCCACTCCTCCCGTATCTCTGGCGGGCCGAGCAGCAGCCGCTGCACGCCCTTGCGGGTCAGCTCGGCTGACTCCGAGCCGCACATGGCCCGTATGGCGTACGGGAACCGGCGGCCCTTCCACCAGTCGGGATAGCGGCCGGTGAGGTGCATGGCCACCTCGAACGCGCCGGCCCAGGTCTTGCCGAGCTGGTTGCCGGCCATGAAGAGCCGCTCCCGGTAGCCGCTGCCGCCCTCGTGGAAGTCCCGCTGCTTGGCGTACGGCCGGTAGGCGGCCAGGCGGTTGCGGCGTGCCCGGGTGTCCCGCAGCCGCAGCAGCTCGTACAGCTCCCGCTTCTCGTCGTCGCTCAGGCTGGACAGGTCCAGCTTGGTCAGATCGGCGAGGTCGTTCACGAGGATTTGGCCGCCTTGGCGATCAGGGCGCCCAGGCGCTGGTCCAGCTGCTCAGAGCTGAGCTCGAGGTTGCCGTTGAGCTTGACCTCCACGGCCTTGAGCTTGGGCTGCACGAACTCCAGCAGGCTGTTGAGGGTGCGCAGCCGGATCTCGGGGTCGACCAGGTGCTCCATGACTTCCTGGCCCGTGACGGGGTCGATAACGGGGTTGCCGTTGTCGTCGACCATCGGCCGGCCCTTGAGCACCCGGGCGATCTCGGCCGCCGGGTCCAGGCCCTCGTCGATCAACGCCTCGGCCACGGCCTTGAGGTTGATCAGGTGCGGGATCTTGCCCGAGCGCTTGCTGGGGTACTGGCGGCCGACCAGGGGCTCGTTGGCGCCGAGCAGGTCCTGGCTGGTGGCCAGCTGCGGGGGAGCGCCGGCCAGGTCGGCCACGCGGGTGGCCTTGCTGTTCGAGGCGCTTCGCGTCTTGCGCATGGCCGCTTAGATCTTCCCGGGAATGATCCCGCCGCCGAAGCCCTGGGGCGACTTCACCTTGCTGCCAGGCTTGCCCTGGCTGGCGCTGGGCGCGTTGGTGCCGGGCATGGGCACCGAGACCTTGCTGGGCAGCTCACCCTTGCCCTGGGTCTGGTTGCCACCGCCACCGATGGCGGCGCCGCTCTTGAGCATGCCGCCGACAGCGCGGCTCGTGTTACGGCTCTGGGGGTTCGAATAATCCTGCATTTTTGCTACTCCTTGAGGTTGGGTGCCTAAACAAGGCACCAGATTGCACAACAAAGAACAAGGCCCGGCGCGGCTTCGCAGCCAGGCCAGGCCTTGTCGTGTGAAGCGTTTGTGAAGATCAGGCCATCATGTTCGGCTGCGGGGGCCTTTTCGAGGCCTCTTCGTCCCACATAGCCGCGGCGTCCATCTCGCCCTCTTCGGCCATCTCGCCTGCGTCTTCGCCTGCGTCCATCAGCAGCTCTTGCACGGCGCCCGCGGCCTCGTCGACCGAGTCGAAATCCATCTGCTCGAGCTCTTCGCCCGGGCTCTCGGCCATGACGGTGACGCGCCCGTCGTCCTGCACTTCAATCGTGATGCGCTCCATCAGCGGCTCCCAGAAAAGAAAAAAGCCGCATCGCTGCGGCTCTGAATTGACAAAAAACGGGCGCTTGTTCCCCCCGCGATTCTCAGGGTTTCGGTCGCGCAGGTCAAGCGTGGCTAAACAAGGGCGTACAAAAGCTATCCCCTACAACTTGTAGGGGAATTATTTTTTGCCCGACAAACGGCTTGCACAAGCCGATAGCGGCGCTTTCATTGCCCCGATTTTCCTTCCAAAACCCGCATCTGCGCTTAGCCCTGCTTGACACGTACTATCAAGCAGAGGATAGTTCTGCTTACGGTGTTTGAGCGACCGAATGAACAGCTCCACAAACCAAACGAAAGGAAGTCACCATGTCACACGAACTCACCACCCACGCAGACGGCCGCGTCGAATTCGCTTATCTCCAGTCTGACGGCACCCCCTGGCACGGTCTTGGCCAGCCGATGGCCGACGACGCATCAATCGACGACTGGCGCGTTGCTGCTGGCATGGACTGGCGCATTCAGCGGTCCATCGTTCGCTTCGCTGTCGACCGCGACCCCAGCGCTCCCCTGGTTCAGATGCCCGAGCAGCACGTGCTCTTCCGCTCGGACAACCGCGCCCCGCTCGGCGTCGTGTCCAACAAGTACCAGGTCGTGCAGCCCGCCGACGTGCTCGAGTTCTTCCGCGACATCGTCAAGGTAGGCGGCCTGGACCTCTCCGCGGCCGGCACGATCTACGGCGGCAAGCGCTTCTGGGCCACCGCGAAGATCGGTTCCATGGCCCTGACCAACAAAGACGAGGTCGGCGGCTACCTGCTGCTCTCGACCAGTGCCGACGGCTCGCTGTCGACTGAGGCTCGCCGCACCACCGTGCGCGTCGTCTGCAAGAACACCCTGGCCATGGCCCTGTCGGACGCCCCCGAGGCCGTGAAGATCACCCACCGGTCGGTCTTCGACTCCGAGGCCGTCAAGAATTTCATGGGCCTGAACGAAGCCGCCTTCGGTGCCTTCAAGCACGCGGCCGAGACCCTGGCCAACCGCGCCCTGCACGAGTCTGAGGCCGCCGAGTTTGTGGCCAAGCTCTTCGGCAGCGGCGAGAAGGTCCAGGAGTCCGCCGGCTACAAGAAGGTGCTCGCCCTCTTCAACGGCGAAGGCATGGGCGCCATGAACGACGGCGTCTTCGGCACCCGCTGGGGCCTGCTCAACGCTGTGACCGAGTACGCCGACCACCACGTGCGTGCTCGCAGCGACGAGAACCGCTTCGTCTCGGCCCAGTGGGGCCAGGGCGCCAACCTCAAGCGGCAGGCCCTCGACCTGCTGCTCGCGGCCTAAGCGATGGGGCCTTCGGGCCCTGTCGTATGCCCCTTGCTACCAGGGCGGCATACGCGGCGAATCCAGGCGGCCGACAACAGCCTGGCTCAAGACTGATCAAGGAGATCACCATGCAGACAAACCCCCTCGACGTACTTGGCGGAGTCGTCGACCGCCTGGCCCAGGTCAAGGCCACCATTGCCACGCTGCAGGTCGAAGAGACCCGCCTCAAGCAGCTGCTCGTCGCCTCGAAAGAGCCGGTCATCGAGGGCACCGATCACCGCGCGGCCATCTCCCACAACGAAGGGAAGGTCTCGATCGACTGGCGCGCGATCGCCGAACACTTCAACCCCAGCCGCCAGCTGGTGCGTGCCCACAGCAGCACGGGCGAGGCCTACTACACCGTGCGCCTCAGCGCCCGGAAGACCTCAAAGGGCTAGCCATGACTCCGCTGCCCCTCGAGTCCTTCCTCGTGGATCTGCCCTGGTCCGATAACCTGCGGCACGTATTACGCGTAACGGCAGACCGCGACAACGTGAAGGCCATCACCGCCCACCGCAAGGAGGGCAAGCTCACTGCCCAGGCCTGGACCAGGCTGCCCCGGCAGTGGCCCGACGAAGTCGAAGCTCTCTGGGTCCGGCCCCGGCCTGGTCGGTCCAAGACCATGCAGGCCGTCGACCTGGTGCTCAAGGATGGCCTGACGGTCTACGCCGCGGCCAAGAAGATTGGCGTGAACCAGTCGGCCGTGCACCGGGCCATCCAACGCCGCGACGACCGGGAGATCTGCCCCTGCTGCGGGCAAGTGGTACGCGACGGCTACGCCGTCAAAATTCCAAGGTCGCGCTCAGTTTTTTCATAATCGCGGCGGCGACCTCCCGCTCCATGCGGGCGATCGTCTCCTGCAGCCACACCGCCGGTTCATCTGCCCTCGGCAGCTTGGACCGGCCACTCCCACCGCATACATCGCAGGGCTCATCGCCCAACACCGGCGCACCGGGCACCGGCTTATAGCCCAGCCCATTACAGGCATGGCAGACGTCATCCAGCCAATGCCGCACCACGACGGCAACCGTGCTCACCGTACCGCCAGGTTCGTCTGGCCACCGCTTGTCCATGATCTGGGTGAGCCCGTCCAGCACCGCCCGAAACTCCCTCGTGTCCGCCGCGTACTTCAGCCGCCACAGACTCACGCCCAGGGGGTACTGCGCCCCGACCATCCCGCACGCCCGGACGACGTCAATGTCGCCGATGTCCTCGATCGACACCTCGCCCAGGTTCTTCGAGCTCTGCGCGCTCGAGATCCGCTCTTTCACAGTCATGCCTGCGCCCTTTCCAAGTTCCTGAAAAATTCCTCTTGCTCGGCCTCCTTCTCACCCAACCGCTGCAAGATCCGCTCGTCCACTACCCCGTTGGCCGCCACGATCCGGTACACCCGCACCGTCTCCCGCTGCCCGCTT